AGATTGAACTCTGAAGGTTACCATCAGCAGCCTCGTATGCAGCAACAACTTCTACGAACTGATCAAGTGACTCGGAAGAGCCAGAGAGCATAGCGTCGATGCGTCCTGCTTGAACAGCTTCAGCAGCAGTTGCGCGAGAAACTTCAGCAGCCAAGTCCTGGGTAAGAACCAAACGAGCAGCGTCGGCTGCAGCTTTGTCAATACCGTGTGTTGAGCTAATTGCATTTTCAGCAGCAACACGAAGTCCAGACTCAGTAGCCATCTCAGTACGGATAAGAGCACGATCAGTTGTAGCAGCAGCGAAAGATGCTACAGAATCAAGTTCGTTCTGATCAACATCAGCTTGGATTGCATTTTCAGCAGCAACACGAAGTCCAGACTCAGTTGCAGCAGCAGCAATCATTACTCCACGAGCAGCAGTTGCAGCAGCGTGAGCAGCGTCAGAATCAGCTTCGTTTTGATCAACATCAGCTTGGATTGCATTTTCAGCAGCAACACGAAGTCCAGACTCAGTAGCCATCTCAGTACGGATAAGAGCACGGTCGGTAGAAGCAGCAGTGCTAAGTCCAGAGATTGAACTCTGAAGGTTACCATCAGCAGCCTCGTATGCAGCAACAACTTCTACGAACTGATCAAGTGACTCGGAAGAGCCAGAGAGCATAGCGTCGATGCGTCCTGCTTGAACAGCTTCAGCAGCGAGAGCACGAGTTTGCTCTGCAGCAACAGCAGCAGCGTTTGCGCTTTCAGCAGCGCGAGCAATAGCAGCTTCAGCAGCGAGAGCAGCAGCGTCAGCAACAGAGCTTGCGTCGATTTTTGAGATGATCGCAGCGAGTGCGCCATCAAGTCCCAAACCACCGGCTTCGCCAGCAAGGTCTGCAACTTTTAATTCTCCAGAGAGAGTACCTGCAACGAGGTCTCTTCCCATGAGAACATTTTTTGGATCAATAGACATAAATTATATGTTTTCCTATATTTGTTTTAGAGTTAATAAGATAAAGGTATCCACCTAAAGACTTGCTGCATAAGCAGTGAGTCAATAAATTTCTTCTCCATCCAACCTTATATAGGAATAATGTTTTTGAAAATCCAATCTATTTTTCAGTATTTTTAGAGCAGATTTGTATCTTATTAATGTTGCTATTCTTTCAAAGATTGTGCTCTATCATATGCCAATCTTTTTGCGTCAGATAGCTTCTCAAGATAACCATTTCTTCTCAATACTTTGAATGCGAGATTCTCGACAGAAAACGCTCCAACGGACTCAAGTCCTGCTTTTCGCATCTTTCGAATCTTATCTTTTAGCTTGTCGGCATACTGCTCAGCCTCTTCATACTTTTTATCTTCAACAAGTCCGTCAATGCGATCAATCTGATCCATTAAGGATGCTGCTTTCTTCTTAACATTCGCTTTGTCAAAATCTGATTTTTCTGAAGATGGGAATTTTATCCATTCGTCATTTAGGACGGAGTATAAGCCTTGAGCTTCATGCGGATCATTTATATCCTGAACATACACTTCGACTTCATATCCCTTGATTCGAATATCGTGAAGCCTGTTCCAAATGGACTTCATTGCATTGAAGTATTCTCGGACAAGCTCTGTCTTGTCATCAACATCTGTGAAATCAAGAAGAATATGAAGATCAACATCGGAGAACTTTGAGTAATTCAATGCTGCAAGTGAGCCTGTGAAAGTGATGTCGGAAAACTGAGCGTCTCCAACTTCCAAAGAGTTGTAGAAGTCTTGAGCTATGACAAGGAGTTTCTCCCTTATCTCGGGATCAAGTCTATCCTCTGGTTGGTTCCAGAAGTCTTTGTTTATTTCGTCGTGGACTTCAAAGCTGGATACATCTACGCTCTCGGGATCAACTTTTTCTGTGACGGCGCGGAGTCCAGCGACAAGCATTTCCGAATTTGGAGTGCTTGCAGCGGATTCTCCGAACATATTCGCCCATTTAGCAAACTGATCCATACTATAAGTAGTTCTCTATTAACTATTCGGTAATACCGAGCTATAAGCGATGGAAGCGTATCCATATTGATATTTACTGTGAGCCTGTGTCCAAGTTGTACCGTTGTCGGTTGACTTATGAATGAACTGGTTTGATGATACAAGCCATACTCCATTTGAGTATGCGATGCTCATAGGAGTAGTCACTCCTGCTATTCCAGAATTCTGAGTCCATGTGGCTCCATTATCAGTGCTTGTGTAGTTGCGTCCAGATTGGCTTGTTACCGCAACCCAAGTGTCATTGCCGCCATATTGAAAGTCAGTTGGGTTTAGCAGTGCTGCGCCAGCGATTGCAACCCATCCGTCGTTATCTAGATTAATAGAAGTGCATCGAGTGCCACCCCAAGGGGTGATCACCATCCATATGCCGTTTGCATATTCAACTTCCTTGTTGTAATTCTGAGCGCTCTGTGGACTTGCTGAAATTGTGGTTGAAAGCGTCCATGTCTGTGCATCATCTAATGATTTGTATATTTGAAAGTCATTTCCACTATGCCCACAGGCAACCCAGTTTCCGGCTCCGTCCGTAGCGAGCGATAAGTCTCCTACATAAGGCCAGCCTCCGAAGCCTGTTGTGTTTTGCCATGTCGTTCCGCCATCAGTAGATCTGTCAATTCCTCCGTTACTGATGGTTGCCCAAACTCCGTTTCCGTATTTCACGTCTCTCATGTTCTGCGTTCCGTCGCCGCCGAGATCAGAAACAACTGTCCAACTATTTGCATCGGTTGGATCTGATGTTTTAACAAGGCTGTTGATGGAGTTTCCGCCAGATGGAACAGTGGAGCACATCCATAAATCGTTTCCGCTTCCATCCTTTCCGAACGTTAAAGAGTTCGCTGTCTGCATAGTAACGGCAGACGAAATCTGATAATCTGTCCATGAGACACTATCTGTTGAATAAGATACTCTCTCTCCACCAATTGCAACCCAAAGAGGAGGAGATCCCGCTGGTGGGCGCCAAGTATCAAGATCTGTTGTCTGTTTAACCTCTCCATCTTCCCTACCGATCATCCAGGTTCCACCAGCTATGTTTTCATAGTAGTTTACTTCACGAGGCAAAGAACTGGAGAAGTCGTCTGCAAAATCGGCAGTGACGGTGGAGGACCAGTTTGCCGTTGCGATCACTGATGCAGAGGTGCTATCAGCTTTAGAGACAAGGAGTACCCAACCTTTTGAGCTATAGTCAAGATCGTATACTTTCGAACCAGCTTCGATGACGGATTCGGAATCCATTCTCTCGGTTGCGTCTCCTCCGCCGACTGGAATCGTGTATACTTTATTGCCACAGGCAAAACCGACAGAGCCGTCTGCCTCTGCATGTGCGAGGGCTGTGATTGGATTGGCACCAGCATCGGTGTGCATCAAAGTTGCAGTTGGTGCAGATGAAGCAGTGCTAAAGTGGAGACTGTAGAGCTTGCCGTTGTCAGTAACGGCAGCAAACTTACCTGAACCCATATATGCGACTTTGCTGAAACTTCCTCCATGAGCGACTGGGGCAAATGACAGTGTTGCGAATACGCTAACGTCTGTTCCACTCCAGATGCCAGATTTGGTAACCACTGCTACCATAGCGGAACCGTTAGCTGCCGATCCTTCGACTACACCCACGATGTCAGTTATCTCTACTCCAATTGTCCAGTCGTTAGCCATTTTATTTCTTCCTTATAATACAAAGCGACGTGCTTTGGCAATAAGTAGTTTTACAACTTTGAATCGGCGACGATTTTGTTCATCGCAGCAAATAAGTCAGTGAAATTCGTTACTCCAAATCCGTCCTCAACCATCATTGTCTTGAAGTTCGTTTTTGCGAACTCTGGCTCAAAACTGTCAAGAGCAAAGTTAATCTTATTTTTACCTTGAATGCTCAAAGAGGGGACATAGAGTTGCATTAGGCGATAATTCTCTCGAACAACATCTTGCTTCTCAATAATGTTCGAATATGCCTTTACTTTGCTCTCAGAGTTCTCGCAATGCTCCAGAATACTGTTAATATCGAATTCCTTATCCTCAGACAAGAATGGAAATCTCTTCTTAACAGTCGGAAGTCCAACGCCGCCGACTCCAGCGAGATTATCAGATTTATCTCCGACAATGGCGCGGGCGAGGGCAAAGTTCTTAGGATGGATTCCAAAGTTCTCGATCAAAGACTTCTTATTAACCACTTCCTTCTGAACGGGGCGGAAGACGACAGTCTCACTGTCACACAATTGGTAAAAGTCTTTGTCAGAAGATACGATTACCTTTTGCCATCCATCATAATTGGGATGTTGGACAACTGCGCTGACAATGTCGTCCGCTTCGACGGCAGGGAGCATGAGTTGGATAATGGGAAGTTCATTGAGATACTCGAATAGACGAGTTTGCTGCCATATCTTATTGGCGACTTGCTCCTTCTCCGACATATTGCTCACATCTCGATTGATGCGGATCGGCTTTCGCCCTGCTTTGTAATCCTTATTCTGAGTCTTTCGCCTCTGAGAACCTCCCTGTCCATCCCAGCAGATTATTACAGAATCCGGTTTGATATCTCTGACAAGCTTTTGTAAAGTTTGGACACCTCCCTTGACGCCGCCTATGGGCATTCCGTTTGTCGATAGACTCGGATTTACAATAAAATTTCGGATATACAGTGAACACAACGCATCCACTACCATAACTCTTTTTCTTTTCATTTCTTTGTCCATTTTTTCATTGGATAGTGATCCACATATCCCTTCTTAATCTCATTCTTCAAAAACGAATCCATAATTCTCTTTGGATTTGTCCAGCCAAACACTTCCCAGAAAACAGGAACTTGTCTCCCCAGTCCCTCATCATAATAAGACTCGAATCGCTTGTGCAAGATTCCGTCAACGCCGGATGGTCTCTCCTTATCATAATAATTGATAACCAAGTCACCGAGCTTTAGCTTAATCTTCTTGCTCATATCTTCAGTCTCTCTAAAGTTCCGTCATTTGTTGTATAATACACTTTTCGAACTCCACAGTGTTCCATGGCTGAGAGGCACATGTGACAAGGCTTGGAATTTCTTAGCTCTCCGACTCTATTCACTCTCACAACGTACATCGTTGAGCCAGAAGTTACCGCTCTATCTAAACCGAGAAGACATCCAAGTTCCGCATGCTGCGTTGCATGCCCCTTATCTCGGCGGCGGAAGCGTTGCCCGAAGCGAGCGTGAGCGTTCCTATTAGAACTCACATTTATGACATTATTCCCACGAACAAGGACTGCGCCGTGGCGGTGCATGTGCTCAGGAGAACTCAATGCCACTCTCTGTGCAAGCTCAACGAATCTTTTCTTTCTGCCAATTATGTCCATGTATATAATATAACACAGACGCAAAGCCCTGTCAAGCGCTTTTATCGATGGCGCCGTTTGTGATTATGGCGTTTGGCGGGACGAGCAGGACGGCGCCTGCCCTTTATCCAACGCTTATAAGTCGATGGATGTCGGGAGAGCAAATATCGCTCAACCGTTTGGATCTCCCAAGTTCCCCGGATCCAGACGCCATTGCTTCGATAGTGCCCTGGTTTCCAAACCCAAGCCCGTACCATAACATGAGGTGTCGCGTGGGGCGAGTGGTGCGCTTGATGAGTGGTGTAAGATTTGTGAGCATGGGCACGAACGGGTGGGTTCGGGTGAGCCTGTGCAATACAACTCGTTAAAAATGCCACAAATAGAGTTGCTGTAGTGATTCTTTTCATTAGTTTTCTACTCCTTCTTCGTCTTCGTAAAAGTCGGAAGCGTTGCCTTCCCGTTTATCAAACTTATGGATGACTTCCTCGTCCATAATGTCGTATACTCTTTGACGAAACACATCGTCTTTTATTCGATCAAGCCATGTTGCAGATTGAAATTTGTTTCCAAGAACATTTCCATTGGAGTCAAGAAGAGAATACCATGCGCCGGAGCGCTGCAGACTATTTGATCCTCCGATGGCATCGAACAGACTCTCATCGTCCATAATGCCGATGGTATCGTCGCCCCATAAAATCTGGAAATTACACTGCCTACCTTGGGTTCCAAAACGGGATTTCTCCAACCTTACCTTAACTTCTGAGCCGATACGGAATCCATTATTGTCCAAAACAAAGGATGCCTTGGCTTTTCGACCAGTTAGCCAGATTCGTAAAGAATAAGCGTAGATCATCGCTTTGCCGCCGGGTGTGACATATGGTGTAGTCATTGCCTCGGAGGGAGAGCGGGTAATGTTCGTCTTCAATTGATTGAGGACGAGGAAAGTGCATTGAGCATTTGCAATTGGCACAGTTAATTTCGACATCGCCTTTGCAAGGATACGAGGCTTCACTGCCATTGATGACTGAGGGTTAAAATCCCCTTCGATATCGGAAATAGCGGGCGTCAATGCCAAAGAGTCCCAAATAAATAACATTCGATTTTCATTATTTGCAAGTAAGTCCTCAATTGTCTCCAAGACGAACTCTACAGACGCAGCTTGCACATAGAGAAGACGACTCAAATCACATCCGATCTTTTCAAGAAAAGCAGGATCAATTGCGGACTCTGAGTCGAAATAAATGACATCAACTCCCATCTTTTGAGCATTGGCTGCGATCTGAGCAGCCATATAGGATTTACCTGTTGCCTCTAATCCAGCTATCTCAACAATTTTACCAACAGGAATACCTGAGAGTTTTCCTCGACAGATTATAGAATCTAACCAACGAGAGCCAGTTGGTATCCAATCTTTTACTTCTGTTGGATTCTCCTCGGTTAAATTATGGGCAACATTAATACCTGCTCGCTTGTTAACGAGGGCACGCATATCTGCCATGCTAAGTTTGCCTGCTTTTGCTTTGTTTTTAGCTCGCGCCATATTACTCTCCGAATAAAGTGTGAGGCACCTGATATCCCTGTGCCCCCCCGTGGGTGAATAGCGTCTTCTGACAAAGGGCATTTATGTCCCGCTACTCAGTTCGATGGAGTGGATCAGGCTCCCATTAGATCATTGAAGGCGGCATCGACGGAGGACACAGCATCGGTTGTCGATGTAGTGGTGGTGGTAGGAGCAGCATCAGTGTCTCCTGATTCTCCAGTTTCCGCGTTGTCGCCAAGAAGATATGCATCCAATAAGGTGCCAACTTCTTCTGGTGTCTTGCGCTCGAACAAGGTGTCGAACTCAGGAATTGCTTCAAGGAGTTCCGTACACTTTTCGTCGCCACCGACAGCTTCGTCGCATAAGACGGAATTCCGGCGTCGTGGAGTAAGTTTTGTTTGTGGGAAACTTGCTCCTGCGGGCTTTCCATAATGAAGGACGAGATCCGTTCCAGAATCGACATCAGTGATATCGCCATATTCTGGATTTAAGACAAGATTGAGCAATTGCTCATATACCGTCTTTCCATATCCCCAGATACGGACACCCTTCTCTTCCTCACCTCGGACAAGGACAGGAGAAAAGAATCGTTGGCGAGCCATAAGGTTCTTTGCAGCCTTGATTGACTCCTCGGTTCCCTCGTTGAAAAGCTTGCGAACGAAAGTGTCAAGAGGATCGTCTTCGCCAAAGTTCTTCTTTGGAGAGAGAAATCCGGGATTCTTGCCCACGTTATAGTGGAACCAGTAATCTTTGAAAGGATCTCCGTCCGCTGTGGGGACGATTCGGATAGTTTGCTCTCCGTCTTGTGGACGCCAGAACGAGCTACTGTTGCCGCCTCGGTTCTCCAAGGCTTGCTTACGAGCCTTCATTTTATTAATATCAATTGCCATTGTTGTTCTCTTCCTTTTAGTTTTGTTGTGGCTGGTTTGCCTATAGTCAAGATGATAAATCTCTCACCTTGCTAAACTCATTATAACATGGACTACAAGTCCTTTCAAGCCTTTTTTTGGCTTTTATTTATCTGTCGAAATAACTGTGATCCATCGGAATGCCGATGATGAATCCACCTGGGGACTCACATTGACAACTTGTGTCTGTGTCGAGGGCGACAAATTCTGTCCCAAGAACCCGGCATGAGAGTTCGCAGTGTCCAACCATTCTTCCCATATCGACGCCGTTCTCGAATACCTTAAGCGCTGCAAGGGTTCCGATAGCGGAGAAGATTACCACTCCCATCACCCGTCTCCAGTGGTTTTTTGTGAAGCTCAAAATTGTTCCGAGGGCTCTTAGTATCATTTTATCTCTCAATTATTTGTTTTGCTGGTGTTGACAACGAGATATCCATAGCTCTGCTCATATGTTGTCGAGTGAATCTGAAATGCTGTCTTGATATCTTCTTCTCCGACGTTCTTGCTTATCCCGTCAGTTAGTTTTCTCAGGAGAGTTCCATCTGTCTCAAGAACTTTCCGATTAACAGCATAATAATAACACTTTTCGGAAACGTTTTCAAGAGGAAAGAGCAATTTTTCTTCTCCAGTGTCCACATTAACAACTCCAACGGTACTTATCTTGGTAATATCACTGGACTCAAACGGAGTGTCGTGGACTGCCTTCTGGTGGTCATAAACATTTATCATGTGGAATGTTGAGACAATCAAGTCATTAAGTTTATCATAATATCCGAAAACCGGAACGTCTCCAAGAACTGATTCAACGATTTTATTGTCAATGAGATAGAGCCTTTTTATCACTGCTGAGCGGGCGTACTCCTGAAGGACATTTCTCACAAGACGTTCTTGTTCTCTATTGACAGAACCAAGAAACTCGACATCGGGCTTGACATAGAGAACGTTGATGTTCTTTTTCATTTTTGATAACTGTTCGAGAATTCTTAAAGTTGCTCCGGATATCATCCCTGATCCAGAAACAACGAACAGGACATCGTTTGTCGCAGATTTGAAGAAAGTCTTCATTGACGGGACTGCACTTTCATACATTTCTGGAGATGAGAGCCTTTTAAGGAGCTTTGACCTCTTGGCGTCTTTACTTAAATCCTCGGAGTCAATTTTAAATATCCTGTATTGCGGATATTGGGAGAACTTGTCTGCGATGGCGCATCCTGCCTTCCCCAGTCCTATCACTGTGTCCATTTATCTTCCGTATCTATAAGAGACTTTTCCATTTCAGGATTTGAGATGTCTTCCATCCCTTTTGAACATAATGCCCAGTGTCCATCTCTTCCAACTCTCGTATCTTCTCTTCGATGAAGACGCCCTTAGTTCCTGCTATCTTTGTCCAATACTGATCGCTCTCGATTGCTTGGCGAATAGTATGCCAAGGTCCAGCCCAGTCGTCCTTGATGCGATATTGCATTCCGTAAGCGGGAGCGTCGGCATTGTAGGCAGCAATAGCCATTACAGTGTTGCCGAACTTGTCTTCAATCGGATATCCAAAGATGAAGGCGAACTGATCGTATTTGGCGGATAGACTTCTTCCCAACTCAAATAGGGCGGCTGCTTCGTCTTCCACCTCTTCGCGAGGAACATCTCCTCGCTGATGAGTGGTGACTATCTGCGTTACTTCGAGTACTCTTTTGATGCTTTTTTCACCTGTATCTGGATCTTCAACTGGCTCTTCCTGTCCTGCACCAAGAACTTGAGTGAACGGGTATCCCGCTGCCTTCAAGTCGCTCTTTAGCATCTTGCCGCGCTTCTGGTTGCCTGCCTCGTCTTCGCCCAAGTCATCTCTTGCTGCCGAGATGACGATGAAAGGCTGTTTCCCTTCGTCCACCATTCTCTTCATGCGAGAGAAGGAAGATTCGTTTAGAACTTCGTTTGTGTATTTATTCCAGTTGTCTATAATGCTTTTCATAATTTGCCTCGCTTATAAATAGTTCGCTGAACCATCTACTGCCTTATCCTCTTCATTTCTCCGAATGATTTCCCGCCACTTAGATTTACTTGGAATGTTCCGAACTTTGTTTCAGAGAAGATGGAGATGAGTTCTCCTATGAGTTCTCTGTCCTCGTCGGCAAAGTCAATAACTATACTATCATGAAGTGTGAAAGAAATAAAGGACTTTCTGCTTTTTAGAGTCTCGGCGATGTTCATTGCCTTTGTGAGAACCAAATCGCTTGTCGTGCTTTGTATTAAATAGTTGAGAGCGTGGTGTCTGTCTGCTGGGATGAGTCTCTTGTATGGTGTCGCGACATGTTGTCCGTTCCAGAACTTCCTTAAGACACCTTCTCTATCATATGCTCTCTCAGCCGAGAATTCTCTTGTCCTTGAGCCATAAAGCCATGAAAATACACGCTTCTTTGCCTGCTCTCGGGTTACAGCGCCGGCGTAGACATTATCTATATTCCACTGGTGGATGTCCATCTGCGGCTGTTCCTTGCCGCCGAGGGCAAGCAATACCCTAAGCTCTGCAGCGTTATAATCCAATTCAACGAAATAGTCGTTCGATGGCTTGAGAATTTTCCGGTAATCTGAATCCAATGTCATTATCGGAAAATAGCCCTTGTTGGCTGTGAGTCTGCCTGTCTTTGTTCCAAAGATATTATATGAGATAAATGGCTTATATTGTTTGCTTTTTTTGAGAAAGTTGCGAACCTTCAACTTGTGACTGTCTCGTGCGAGAGATGTATAATCAAGATTCAGTCTTTGCTGGGAAATCTCATACGCGAACTCGGACATACTTCGCATGAAATCATAATTGGCTGGCTTGATCTCGCTCTCAATGACGTGTTTTGTAACCCTGTTCTTAACCTCACAATATTCGAGAAGGAACCGTTGAGGAACGATGTCATAAAAGCAATTGATGTCGAGGGATATCTTTGCTGTCGAGAATGATTTGTGGAATGCCCTCAGACGGGCGGAGATTACCTCCCAGCGGGCTTTGATAAAGTCGGGACAAACTTCATCAATAGATTTATTTCCGACGAACAGAGAGGCTATGAGAGTGTCATTTTTAGAAAAAACAGGATTGTAATTCCAAGTCGCACTTACAGAGTCGAAATCGAACTCTTCGCATTCGTAAATTAGCCTTCCGTCATGATATACACCAAGACAGTGCTTCTTATCGTCTAATGTTTGGACTATCAATTATGTCTATTTTGTTTTAGTTTTGGTATCGTACTTGTAATTTGCCAACTGAGTGATATTCGCTGGATATCGAAACTTGTTGAACACCTCATTAATATAACACTTGGCTCTATCGATGTCAATGCTTTTTTTCAAATCTTGTGCATTTTTTATCACTTTGCTTAGATTATGCTCATTTAGAGGATTTCTAAGTTCATAATTTAACATCTCAATACAAGTTGTCAACCAATAACTATCGCTGTAGTTTGCTGGGTCAATCTTGTTTCTCTGAATAACATCTCGCTCTGATTTCTCGCAAATGACTTTGGTTGCGGAAACTGGGATTGGCTTATTGTTTGTCAAAAGCCCTTGGGATTCGAGAGAGTATTTATTCAAGTGAACTGAGCCTCTTTTCTTGACAATGGATTTAACCGGATAGTCGGTAACATAACTGTTATAGAACTGAGCGAGATAGATTCTGATGAGATCATAATCGGAATTCTCTGCTTTATAATAATACGTCTCGAACAAAGTGTCAAGTGTTAATCCAAATTCACTCATATATTCTTGCATCGCTGGGGAACCAACGTCTGCGATGAGCCTCCCTGGGTAATCGATGTCTGCCATAAATCCAAACTTCTTAAGAGCCTCCATGTAGAAGTCGAAGTTCGGATTATCGTAAAAGTTAATATTTTTGTCTTTGTCGCTTGAATAGTCTATTTTCGGATTAATCTCGATGGCGAGCCCAGTTGTGGACAGAGGACAATGAGTGGAGAGGATAAAAGAAGAGCGACTTAACTTGACGACACCACCCTTTGCCTTGAAGAGATGTTTCGTGGAACGGATGAAGTTATCAAAATCCTTCGGATAAGCACTTTCTATTCCAGCTATTCGTCCTGGGTTCTGTAAATAAGAGTTGATGAGCACTGAGTAGAGAGAATCTATATTTGCAGCATATATATCGTGCATACTCTCCCACCCTCGGATAGGCTCGATTACCTGCATGGGTGAGGCACCCTTCGTGATGCCGGAGACGATGCCATTGAGATAATAGTCTCTGAAATCTGAGAAAGCTTTTGCGACGAAATTGAGGGCATAATAAGTTCTGCCGGATTTCTTATTTGGATTCGGAAGGGTTGATAAGAACTTTTCAGAAGGATAGATAATGTTTCCGTCTAAATCGACTTTACCGTAGAAGTGAACCAGAGAGGAGTCATAGAAATTAGTATATTTGGAGGACGGAACAATGTCTGATAGATACACCTTTCGAAGATCGAATGTCTCTTTTGTGCCTACACTTCGATTTAATAAATTGGTTGTCATGGCTTTGGTTTGAAGAAATAGTGTTTTGCCAAGTTTGCTGGGGAATATAAGGACATGACGACTTTCGGATCTGAAAGATCAAGGGAATTCTCAAGCCGAGCTTTATAGGAAGTCTGGCACGATTCCATCTTCCGCTTGCGGAGTCCATCGTTTTCTCCGAAGGAAGTCCACTTTGTTTCCAAGTCTGTTTCCCAAGTATTGTCTCCGGAAAGGTTTATGTTGTGAGTGACACGGAGGACATCATAATATCCACCTAAGCCGAGAAGGCGGGCGGGTGACTTTCCATCCACTGCAAAGCCTAGGTCCAAAGGAGACGGATCTAAGTAGAGAACGTTGCCTGGCTTAAAAAATGTTGTCCCTTTCATCCTTAATGAGCAGTTGTATTTTTCTCTAATAATATCGGGTCCAACAAAGTTCTTTCCTTCGAACAGTCTTGCTTCGCGGAGCCCAGGCATGTCCTCCTTTTGAAAAGATAGGGTATCTAAAATTCCAGTAGCTTTGCTGTTGAATACAATATTTGGAATATTCTTCGCCTTATTAAGCTGCCTTCTGGTTTGGTTTGGCGGGGGCTTTATATTGACAACGGATGCTTGAGATATTATTGTTATTTGTTGCAACTTTGTTGCGCTATTGGTGAGCGCTTGGGGCTGGTTTTTTTTAAAGATTTTTCTGAGGCGGTTTCGACTCAGCGCATTCAACGGCTCATTCCTCTCTGTATTGGAGTGTTGGAGAAAACCCCGAACTGGGACTGCCAATGTCTCTCTGTTTATCAAAAGGACTGGCTTTTCCTTGTCTGTCGTCTCTCCTGCCTTTCTTCTTGCTTTAGCAATTAAATTTGGAACATAATTCGAAATAAGCATTTCGATAAATTGTTTGAGATACAGTGTGCTTCTTCTTTTGGCAACAAAATTCTCGATATACCATCTCTTATAGTCAAAAAGTGAAATCGGAAGATCTGCAAGGTTGATAGTTATGTCTTCGTTTGGATTGCCTGGATTCTGATATGTAATATCTGAGAAAAGAATTTCTCCATACTCTTCGTATATTCTATTCATAATCCAATCGCCTTGGCGTACAAAGCTGGGGACATCGTGGGACATCTTTGATGTTTGGGTGGAAAATTCTTTCACATTTCTACCGCGTAAGAACAAATTGTTTAATGGCAAAATGAATGCATTTTCGACGACTTTAGACGAATCTCCTTTATGCCAAACTTTAAATCTGGGAGACCGTTTAGCATATTTTGATTCAACGGATTCAGAATATCCAAATCTCCTATTTGAAGCGAGAACCTCTATTGCCGTCTCTATAATGTCGCCCAAGAATACAAACTGAGATATTACTGCCGGATTGCCGCCGGTGTTTTGGAGGTCTGAAAAAACAGCCATTTCATCCACTTCGCCGGATAAATCGTCATGATACTTTTTCCATTCTTTCCTGTTCTCCTTACTTTTTCTCCAAAACCTGTCTAAATAATTTTCAACTCCAAACGGCTGTCCATTCTCGTTGCGAGATAGTTTAGAAGTTATCTTGAGAGTATCTTTCAAAAGTATTTTAGTACATTTTACTCTTGAGAGATATTGTGTTTCTCGCCAATGTGAACTGGCCAAAGAATGTGTTTCCACGTCGGAAAAATACTTTACCCAACCATATAATCCCGACAGCATCAATTGAGACTGCGCTGTTCTAATTTCCTCAATCCACCTCTCCCTCTCTTCTATTAAGTCCTTTCTCCTTTCTACATCTTTTGCATCCCAACTCTTCAATTTGCTACTGTGGAAGGGGTTATCCGTTAGAACGTAACTCCCCAAACCCACGCCACCTTCTTTGTTGGGTGAGAGTTTGTTTAATTTACAAATATCATCGTTCCACCGCTTTTCTAATTCGTAAAAATATGGTTCAAACAGGATGTCGTCATGTCTTGAGAATGTATTTGTACCTCCTGAAGCAATATAATTTATTCGCATTGTTGATGTTCCGTCTTCATTGAATGCAATCTCATGTTCAAGCAGGGACAGATATAGCACCTCCGTTTGAGAAGATAACCAATTGTTTATCTTCTCTACTTCTTCTGGAGTATACTCTGCGAGTTTTTTAATTCTTTTATATCCCAATTCAATCTTGATTCTCTGTGATATCTCATCCATTTCTAAGTGAGATTTTTCACCCCCCATTACAGAAGACTTTGATTCTTTTCCAATTGCTCGGACATATTGATGACTAATTGCCTCTTCTTCGGCAGTTTCGCCTAGATCCATTTTAATTAAATCAATCCACGAAACTCCTGATTCGATAACTTCTTTCCACTCCGCTGGAATGGGGGATTCTTTGCTGGTTTTCCAATTTGGTAATGGAGCGGGAGTCTGTTTTGCAAAAAGGTGTCCGAGGTGCGTAGAGTAGAGAGTAATTGATACTTTTATATTCGTATCGACTTCCTCCGGGTTTCCTCCGAGGCGCAGTATCTCAACATCTTGCACAGCCGTGCCTGCCGCTGTCGACGCCCAGAGTTTTTCGAGGACACCACTCTTCAACTCCAAGTCCACCTCTTTCCCCGTGCCGTGCTGCTTCAATGTCTTAAATACTCTAAAAGTAGGCGTTAATTTGCGGCGGGCAGCGTCCGGTAAATCGTCTACAAATTCAATAGATCCGACTGGATTGAAGCTGTTGAACAAATCACTAAAATTATCTCCTGCGGCAGTGGGATCTCTTGCAACCTTCTTTACATACACTGGCTGTTGGGCTGCAAAACGTTGACCTTTTGACATATTGTTTATTTTTTGATTTGAAGAGACGGCGCGTCTCTTCGGCAGATTTCTGCCTGTCAACTTAATCAATTCCTCCGCGTTGGCGAGGAGATATCCTTGAATCTTATACTCTTCTGGGGCTGTTGTAGACATTTTTATTTCTCATAGATAGTAAAGAACAATGTCGATTGGAGCGGGAATTCGCAAGATATCCCCTCTTCTCAAATGCCCTTCTGTTGGTTTTTTATTATATAGAGCTATTACCCACCACAAATTCGGTCGTCCATAATATCTATTGGCGAGCTTATAATATCTATCGCCTGTCTTCCAAATGTGGACAACTTCCTTGATGGTGTTCGAGTTTTCCAAAGAAGAGATGTTGAAAGATATTGTGGAGTATTGTTTTATGCTCCTTATTCTTTTTCGACGTAAGATATCCTCGTATTTTTCTCGACTGTTTAAAAATACAAATCTCCGTTTTCTTGCCGCTGTGTCTAAATATGCCATTGTCTTACCTATAAATAGTTTTGAACTTGATTTATTCTCTCTTCTTAGGGACTCCGTTTTCGTCAATGACAAATCCAGACTTTTCCAACTGTTCTCTAAGGCTTTTCAATAGCATTCGCTCTTTTTTCTTCGCAGAGTCGTTCCCACCTTCAGGCGCTGTCGCATAGTGAACGTTGCTTGATGGTAAATTGACGGCAGTACTTTCAATGTATTTTGGAACCTTGTAAGCTTTACCTGTTCCATGTGGCCAGTCTTTATTCTTATTCTGTGCCCATCTTAATTTGTACTTCTCACCGCGAAGGTGTCCGCCGAAGCCAAGAGGATAATCATGAACAATAATCATTGATATCGTGACATTTATCTCTTTCGGATACACGTTACCATAATCGTCATGATAGACAAATCCATCCTCCTGTATTAAAGCATTTGGTCCGGTGCCGAGGCTGAAGGCTTTTTCCTGAAATTCGCCAACCCTCATATCAGAAAAGACGCTTATGTCTTTTCCACCATATTCAAATACGCCTGATTCAAAGTTTGGAGAAAATGAGAATTCGGAGAAAAAACAAAGCTCATCTCTTATTAAGTTTCCAAATTTTACTTTGGTTGACAACTTTGCTCCATCAAAACGATATCTCTTATCTCCGAGGACTGTGTCCTCTTCTCCTGATTCTGAATAGTTTCCATATGTCATTTGTGCCAGTTTAGTGCAAAAATCCAGATTTTGTTTTGCCTCTGCAACATTTTTAGCAGGGAGGGCAAATGACATAGACGCCTTTCTATTTGTGGAACTATATCTGAAATCTGAATTTAGGCGACCGAAAGAGGTGGCGGGGATTTTCCAAACTGCACTAAACTCTTCCGTATAAGATTTTAGAAACACATATCTTGAGAATGGACTGAACTTCCTTTCTTTTGAGATATCCCTCACGCCTAACGGAAAATAGAAATTATCTCCGAGGCGTTTAATATCTGAAAATTGATATCCCACTTATCTATACCTCGGATAGGAGGATGGAATCGGGTTGTCCGCGTCGTGGCGAGTGGTTGGAATAATTGCAGTAGCGCTGATATCTATAGTTATGCTAATCGGATGCAATTCTCCAGATTCTGGGGTTATGAATCCTTTATCGACATTTAGATTATAATTTATTTGATTTACTAAGCAGGTTGTTGATCTTTTGTTATCGGTGTCTCTTAGGAAAGTAAGTCCACTTATCTCAAGATAGGAGCCAGCTTCTACTCCCCCCTCTGTATTTAATGCCGGATACATCATCTGCAGAAGCAGATTAATGCTTTGCTCATTATATCTCGCTTCCTCAACGGATGAGTTTAAAACTTCGAAACTAAAGCTGATTTTTCTTCCCGTTGATGCTTGTTGAATGAGAGGGTCCATTCTTCCTGCAAACATTTTCTCGGAAGCTACGGCAGAGTGGCTATCACTAAATGTCTGAATATTTGAAGGAAAAGAAACGGAATGTTCGGTTGCGTCATGCTTGAAGGTTAAGATGTAGTTTCTATTGGCAGCAAATCCGCCAATAGAATATGTGTCAGCGAAGATTCCTCTTCTAACGATTTCAGGGTTCGCCACTTATCATACTCCCCTTACTGGGAAACTTCCGCCTCGCTGGAAGTATCCATTCGACAGTTTTGCGAATACTCGCTTATCAACCTCCAATACCGTGTCTCCAGAATTCTCTTTGGTTGCCGCCGTCATTTGATCCATCTTGGCACCGAGGGCTTGGACTGCTGCAACAACTGCTGCATTGTTTCCTCCGCCTTGCTTGGCGAGTTTTGTCATTGTGCTATTGTTTATGACTGCAGAGCCGGGTGGCGGCACAATCATCTCTGGTTTTGCGCGGGGATTGCCCGGATCATCGCCAGCGATGATTGGTCCTTCGGGAGTGCTATTTGTTCCGTCATGAAACATTGCTCCTGGCATGCCTTTTCCGGTTAATCCCCTTTTGGCAAGACTGAGGGCGTCATATGCCATCATTGCCTGCCCAACCCCTGGGACAAAGCGCAAGGCGCTCTTTCCACCAAATCGAGCCAAGCCTTTGAGGAGTCCCTTTCCCCCAAACTTTCTCGCCATACCTCCGAGCATTCCACCACCCAGTGCCCCTCCCATTTTTCTACCAAGGAAGCCTTTCAGTCCTGAAGCCTTTTTTCCCAACTTAGTTTTCCCAAACCACTTCCCTGCTTTGCTCATAAGCTTGTCTTTAATCGAATTGTTGTTGTTGTTGTTGTTTTTGTCGTTCACATCTTGTATATACATTGGGTTTTTCTTGGTGCCAAGCTTGCCGGAAGCGAAGCCCAAAGCGCCGGATATCTTATCTTTCGCCTTGGTTGCGAGAAACGCTGCGGCACCTGCACCGCCTATCTTTCCAAGGTTTGATCCAATTCCCAACTTGTCTCCCAGCTTGCCGGATCCTTCAACGAGTTGTGCTATTTTACTGAGAACATTTTTAAGTCCTTTGATGACAGGCGCGAATGCAACAGTTAGTTCTGCTCCGAGTGCTTTAAGCTCAGCCATTAAATCCATTGTTGCTTTGAGATTCTTCTTTCTTGACTCTGCTTGCTTCTTCTCTTCCGCTGTCAATTTTTTGGCATTCATTAACTTGCTAAGCTCTAGTGTGCTCATTCCCGAAGCATTCGCGATTGATTGCTTCTGATAGACGTTTAGTGAGTCAAAATCTCCAACAGATGCTTGAAGATCTGCTCTAAGCTTATCAATGAAAGCTTGTGGACCTTCGAGTTGAGCCTCAAGCAGTCCCATTGTATCAAACATCTGTGTGCCGAGGACGGCGTTTAGATTACCAGCCGCTGTGGAGGCGGTTTCGAATGTCATAAAGCGATCTGAGATACCTGTTAGCGTATCGATTGACATGCCTGTTTCTATTGCCTGTTCCGAAAGTCTCTTAAATGCTGGTGCAACCTGATTTCCTGTCAAGTTAGCGAGGTGCGGCATTGTGCTATTCAAGTCACCGATTGCTTGCGCTGTGGTGATTCCGAGTTCTTGCCCAAGCTGTTCTGCTTGAGTTGTTAATTTCTTTGCGGCGGCGGTGTTCAGTCCGAAAGCTTTGGTAGCCGTTTGAAAAACTCCAGTCACATCACCACCGGAGGCTCCAAGGCGTTCCAATTCGGCAACTTCATCTGCCAAAGCCATTTGTGTGTCTCTCGCCATTAGCCCGAAGCCAGACAGTCCTTGAAGAAGATCCCCAATTGCCGCTGCGGAGTCTGCTGCCCCGATTCCGAACTTCCTGTTTTGTTTTTCTAATTCGAATATCTGACTATTGAATCTTCCTCCGGCTCCCGTTGCTTTATTGAACGACGCAGCAGCGGAGTCGTTTGCTTTGGCGAGCGCGAATGTTCCTTCCGTAAACTTTTGAGCTATAGAGATACCAATTTTTTGACCTGACAGTGCGTCATCAAAACTCTCTTTAACTTTGTCAACAACACCGGCAAGGTTTTTTTGTCCCGTTGCCATCTTGTGAAAAGAGCCAACAAGGGTGTCGGATGCGTCGGTTATCCCTGTGAGGGTTTTAATTGATTTCTTGAGTGCGTTGTCGAAGTCTTTACCGGCTTTTTCTGCGGCGGTTGTGGCTTCAGTGTGCTCCTCTAGAGCAGCGGTGGCGCCCTTAATGTTATTTTCATATGTCTCAGCGCCGTGGACATAATTTTTGGTTGCCTTGGCTCTTTCGGCGATAGCGTTCGCAAGCTTTACCTCAAGTTCATAATACTTCTGAGTTTCTCCTTCAAGAACCTTTAGTGCGTCAGCTTGGGCTTTGAGATTATCTATCTCTTCTTTCCATTCTGCTGGTGTCTTTTTTGCCACTCTTAGCTACCCCCTACTTGAATGGCCAAACGATGCCTGTCTCTGACTCGAAGTTTCTGATTGCTCTGTCCAATTTCGTTTTGTCCATAAGGACTCTCGGATCTTTTAATCCGTGGCGCTTCATCGCTTTCAGATATCTCGCCTCGCTTCCAAGTGTCTTCTGAAAAGAGTCAACCTGCTTTCTGGTTCCCCTTACGTTCACGGGAATGCTTGATCCTCCAAACATTCCTCCCATGATGGTTTCAATTGCTCCGCCGAACATTGCAAGCCAACTCTCGTTTAGAGTGCCTTCTTCTTTGACGTTCAGATTGATATCAATTGAAATTAAGTCGTTATCTTTGTTCATAATGTATTCTCCGCATAAAACTGTCTCGTTATAAATAGTCTCACATAAAAAGAAAACGGGCTTTTTGCCCGTCTAATTTATCTGCCCTTCTTATTGGCATCGTCCATTGCTTTCTGCTCGTCTTCAAATTGTTTTGATAATCTCCTCACGAACCAATTTCGCAAGGCAACTGGAAGATTATAAGCCTCGATGAAGCTCCATCCTCCGTGATGCTTGAGATAGAAGAACTGTTCATAGACGTTCTTCATATATTCATCACTCAGGCCAAAAAAACTCCGAAGTAAACGGCACCTCCGTGTCGGATACAGTTCCGCAACTTGAGCACTCACAAGCCTGAGTCATGTCAACATTTGGAGTAACTACCTGAACGCAAGATCTCAGGAAGCGAGCATCTTGTGCAGGCATGTTGTCCACAAAGGCACTAACCTCGTTGGTATTGTCAACTCCATTTATCGTGACTATCAAGAGCTTAAGCAAATTCGTTGAAGTTGCATCTGGGAGATTAAGCTTCTTGAGCTTAGTTGTTGCTTTTTCGAGATAAGTCTCATCTGCGCTCGTTAGTAGGCGGAACTCCGCTGTGTAGCCGGAGCGGGGAAGCTTTGCAGTGAAAGTCCCTCTGTCAGTTATAGACACATCAGCTTCAGAATCATCGTCAGGGTGGATGCCTTCATTGTTCTCGAAGTTCGCAAGATCAAAAGTGTGTTCATTTCGAGCGCCACAGGATGGGCAGGATATTTGAACAACATACTCTGCACCATATCCAGATACTCGGGCTGCAAGTAGGAGAGCATTCTTATCTCCAATGAGCAAGTCATCGGTATGAATGTCTGAATCGACAATTAAGTTTGACACAAGACGATCAATTGCTAATCCGTTCTTGAGCAAGGAGGGAGAGGTTAGAATGTCCTCGTCCTTTGCTGTCATGAATCGGAGTTCGATTGTCTCCTGATTATGAAGAGGATGTTCTGGGGGATAGAACTGTCCTCGTGAAGGAAGTTCAACGAACTCCGTGGGCGTCACATAAGATAGTCCATGTGACGTGGGAGCAGTCTGTTTGACTGCTTGTGCTGGCGCAGGGGAAGAAGACTTCGTGCGTCCTTTATTTCTCGACATTTACACCTCAAGTGTGGTTTGTGTTGTGGATGTCTTTATTATAGCATGATGCTGGGGAAAGTTAAATGATACTTTCTTATCTGCTTGAATAAGTTGCCCAATCGTATTGAAGAGTTAAAGTGATATCTACCAACTCCTCAGAGTCATAAGATAGGCTTCCGAATGCTGCATCTGTGATAAATGCATTCTTTAATTCCCAAGTTCCGTGTGCTTTTGCCTTACTTCCTGTTTTCTCTTCAGTTCCGTATTCGATGATTTTGATGGTTCCAAGAGAGTTTGTGGCAGTTTGTTTTGTAATTGTTTGCCCATCTTTTGAGTTTGGAGTCGCTGCCGTTGAAGTAGGATCTGCATAACCAATATTCGCCAAGTAATCCATCAACGTCCTTGATGCATCTGGAGTTACCGCATCAACAAGAGTGAGACTTATCGTATTCCAAGTCACTCTTCCGGGGAAATGGAAAGTGTGGTTGAAGAATGCGTGTGGGGTTGAACCAACAGTATAAGATGGACGATCCACAGACTTCGCAAGAAAAGATAATGTTTCTCCCTTTAATGGCGTGAACTCCACTTTAAATCTAAACTGTCTTTTGGGTTCAAAATTTCTGTCTGACCAAAAACTCATTACTTATTTCTCCTGTTGATGCTATAGTAAATAGTCATCTAATTATTAATCTTCGAACCCAGCACCACTATTTGTAATAACAAAGTCAAGTGCAATAAATTCGATTGAGCGTGCTGGCTTGAGGAAGATCTTGGCATACATAATATTCCGATCAATCAAGTCTGCTGTGGTGGTTGTATCATCAAGGACAATCTTGAAATCTTCGAGTCCAAGTCTTGCCTGAACACTTCTCAAGAAGGGCTCAGCTTGTGAGGTAAACCTGTTCCAAGTCGCATCAACGTTCTGATCGAAGAGGACAGTTGCTGCCATTCGGGAGATTTCCTTCTTGACATAAATCATCAGACGACGAACGTTAATTCTATCGAGAGCAGATGGAGTTACTTGTAGAGTCTTCTGTCCGAAGATTACAATACCCTCTGCTGGGAATGATGCAATTGGGTTAACATTTGCTTCGTAAAGATCATCGCGATCCTTTGAAGTCAATCTCTCACGAGTTTGAATTACTGGAAGTCCAGCGGAACCCTCGGTAAGTCCGCCACGGGTGAATCCCGCAGGGGCGAACCAAAGTTCACTATTTCGCTGTGAGCTTGAGAATGTTCCAAGAGCAACGATTGAAGGTGGTGCCCACAAGAGACTATCACTGATAGTATCGTTGATTTGAATCCAAGGGTAGTAAGCACAACCGTAAGAGGAATTCATTCTGCGACTCTTCAAGTTAGAAATTGCAGTGGAGACGCTTCCGAGTCTGTCTGCTACAGCCGTTGTTCCCTCGGAGTCTGACTCATAGCCGGTTTTCAAATCGATGACTGCAAGTGAGTCGCCGCGAGCTTCGCAGACTTCAACCATGTGTGAAGTGAGAGACTCTTTCCAGATACCGGGTGCAGCCATAATATTGTACTCTATTACTTCTGGGTCAACCACAGTGTCGATTGCTCTGCGAACGGTATAGTAAGCATACCTAGTCGAATCTGTGCCTTCGAGGGCACGAGTGTTGTTGAATGGATCTTTCTCTTTAATGTCAAGTCCGTCGAATCCGCCGTTCAAAGGAACGGTGAATCTGTCGTAGCCTTGATTGAGAACTTCTTCGTAGGTTCCGCTGACTGCAGTGTAAGAATTACCTGCTGCTCGTGAACCAGAAGCCCAGACTGCTACAGCGGTTGCTGAGCCGACTGTTGAAGGACTCAAGTCATCAAGAGTGAAGACATAGGAGTATTCGGTTGAATTAGTGGTTGCGAAGGAATCAACAGCTACTGGGAGCATGCGAACGATGTCGCCATAACTCTGTTCGTGTCTGTTGTTCGTAGCTTGAGTGGAATCAACTCCGAAGTAAGCGTCCTTTGGATTTGGGATATCGCCATCGGAAGCACTGACTCGGAGAGAAAGCGCTGGATAAAGAACCCTTCCTGTAAAGTCTTCCGCACCACATTCAATGAAGTTAGTGGATTGAGCTAATGGAATATTTGCAGATCCACCTTGCGCCCAAGCGTTGGTAGGCAACGTTGCGAATGAACCAGAGGTGTATTCCCATTGCTTCATACGAACTGGGCCGAAGGAGCCGAATGGGATGAGCGCGGCGTCAGTAACACCCTGATCGACATCGCTATTCATTTCTACTCGGATGAACTTAGATGCATTGAGATAGTTGCCAAGAACGATATGTCGTCTTGAAGTATCGTTCCAGGTGAGATATTGATCACCAATTGCTCGTCCGATGTATCGAGAGGAGTTAGGGTTCAAGTTCACAGCACTAAACCTTTCCAAAACGACTGGGGCGGTATCGCTGTCGCTGGCATCGCGAACAAGGACGCTGAATGAGCCATAAGGATCTGCGTCACTTGTTGAAGCCTTGACATCTGCGATTGAAACTTTGAGTTTCTTCATCTCGTCCTCACCCGCGTCAAGTGTGTGGAACTTGAATAGCTTCTGCATACTTGATGCACTGAAGCCGGAGTAGGCAGACTGATTGTGCTGTGAGATAATCCAAGGAGTTTGGGCTGCTTGGAAGCCTTGTTCGAAGTTTGCAGAATTCTGTTGGGTCCCGCCAGAGCCGCTGTCGAGTCCGAGGATGGTTGCGAATGAATCGCCAGAAACAACTGAATTCAAGTGCCTCTCGAAAGTTCCGCCGAGCCAATACTTCTCTTGCTGCGCTGTCTGAGTGATGGAAGTGTTCACCAATGTTGGATTGGTGTTGAAAACCTTTCGAATGTATTTTGCAGAAGACGGACTAAAGTTGAAGGAAGTCTCTTTTACTTTATTTCCACTCTCGTCTTTGATAATTGCCTTGTAGTCAGTAGAACTCTTTACATCAAAAAGAGCAGCAGAGCCAGAGTTAAGCGTTGCGTCACGAAGAGTGCCAGAAAGCTCGATTGTTCCCTCGTTAATGTACCAGACAGCAGCAAGTGCGCCGGTTACTGCAGTTGCAGCAGAAGCGGAATTGAACACAAAGAGTCCATAAGCGCCGCCGTTTGAGGCTGCACTATTGGTGTTTGAGCCAGAAGTTTGCCAGCCTGCTTTTCCTGCAGCGCCGTCTGCTAATCCATCCTGTTCTGCTCCGAGGAGACGAACCATTGTGACTGAATTGGAGTTACGGAGATAGGCTTGTGCTGCAAAGGAAGCATATGTTGGAGATGTATAGTTTCCATCGCGCCAGATATCGCCGCCTTGTCCGCCAGGGATTGGATTGCCGAAGACTTCGACAAACTCAGAAAATGAACTAACCTTAACTGGACGCATTGCTGGTCCTCGTTCGGTTCTTCCGATGACTACTGGACCTATCTCGTCTGGAAGAGCAGGTAACTGGGAGTTATCAATCTCGTTGATAAAGATTCCCGGTGAAATAAACTTAAATGATTTGACTGCCATTATGTATTGTCTCCTTACAGCGTTACAACATAATCTTCGAAATATAAATATATTCGTATTATCGTTAGTAAATAGTTGAGCGAATGCCTAAAGGCACAAATAACTGTGGACTAATCCCGATAAAAGGGAACATTGCCGCTGACATGTAGGTTCTCTGGGATATCACCGAATATAACGTGTTCTCTCGGCATCTTAATTTCGACTGCATTTTCCCTTCTGACAATCTTTGGCTGCTCATCGTTCTTGCCTGCTCCGATAATATACCCAATGACTCTGAAAGATATATCTGTCCTATATCCTCGCTCATCTTCATTCAGGGCAGATGAATTGTTATCGAGAGAATATTCGGAATCAACAAAGACTTCAAATCGATGTCCATCTTTTGCTGCGCTGAAGTAATTAACGCCGCCTGGAGAAGTCATGAATGGAGTGATAATCTCATTCATTTGTTGCTGATACTCTGTCTTAATTGTGAGCTTATAGACTACCTCAAGATAGACTGGGATTGGCATTGACAATGTTTCATAAACCACTTTGTCATTCTTTTTTGGAAAATTGCTTTGCCCATTGCCGACGTTAAGAACAACTCTCTTTGCATCTGCGTTGGCGAAGTTTGCCGTCTTATTTTGCTTGATAACTCTTCCGACAGTCATTATTCCGCCTTTCGCATCTGCACGATTTGGAATGGGTGCGTAAACAGACCCTCTCTTAGAGATGTCCTTCGCAATAGATACTCTCTCGATTGTCATCAGAGGATATATTAAGACTCCATTAGAATCTCGCAAGTCTTTGTCGTGCTTTATCTGGAATGCTCTCTCCGCGCCTGTCCAATAGAAAGGAACTTTCTTCCAGCCCTTGTTTGTTGAGCAGAAGATGTCGAGACTATCATCAATGTGATCGAACAATGCTCTGTCAATTGTTTCGATAGTAGAGGGCATAAAGGTAATGTCTCCCAACTTATCATCATGTGGCATCGAACAAACCCTCCCTCGAAACTGTGCAAGCTGCGGTTATTTCAAATTTGTGATCAATCTGTCCGAATAGCTCTCTTGGTTGAGACAAGGAAGTGATCTCGTAAAAGAGTCCGCCGTAGAGGACAAAGTCGCCTTCGCGGACAAATAGGTTTTGATCTTCTGTTAATCTTCTCTTATGGAAGTTGACAGTTATCTTGCTCGACTTGTCAAGTCCCGTAGCGTCATCTGCTTTTGTCTGGATGCTATCATAGTTCACGAGAGCATAGACTCTGACTGGAGGGAGAAATGTCTTCACAATAGCTTCGCCGTAGATGTCATTGTATTGAGTAATCGAGTTGTCGATTGGGTAATATACAACTTGCTGTCCAATGACTCTCTCAACAAGTTCATCATTGACTTGCTTAACAAGATTGCGCTCCTTCTCTCCAAGAAAGAGAGGGGGAGGAGGCTGAGCAGGTTGACTCCATTCATTTTCATCTGACATGTTCTATCGCTCCCCTTTATCCGACAAAGACACCTGTTGGAACCTTCTTGGTGACATTCTCAACAGAGTCAGATATAGACGATTCTTTCTCCGCTAAGGCTTGATAGGTTAACTGATCGAGAGTGTCCTTCAATTCTGTTCTTAGTTTCTCCTGAGTTTCTCTTCCTTCTGTAATTAATGCCGGACCATTTAATGTTACTGACTCTCCGGGGATAGGAATTGAAGCAAACTTGGAACGAGTTTGTCCAAGAGTCTCCTTACAAAGAGCAAGAGCGAATCTTCGAATCCACTGCTTTCCGATTGAGTTAACATTCTCGTATGGAATGTTGGCAAACGGGAGAGTGTTCATATTGTTAATTCCATTGACTCCAGATACGGAACCTGATGTCTCAGTCCAGGCATCTTCTGCCAATCTAAAATTGAACCAATAATAGGCTGGACTTATGCTGGCTGGTGGCATGGGGAATATTCTAAGTTTGCTTCCTTTCAACTCATATGAATAATGAGAGTTCCTGGTGTAGATTGAGTCCTCGAATGCCATTGCCTGTGCCTTGTTTTGCCAGACAGGAATTAGCTGAAATGTTGAATCATCGGCATACTGTCCATAGTTGGAAAGGTTTCCAACAGTATTGAGTCCTCCGTAATATCCAAAGAACCTCCACATTGCGCCGGGTGTCTTATAATACACCTCCTCAATGATTACCTTTCTATCGGCTATCATGCCAGCGTATGGGACAGGGTTGCCTGTTGCTACGTCTAAGTTGTTCACAGAGGCGCTTGACAAAATTGCTTGGAGATCATAGTCCTGGGTTTCAGCACGGGCGAACGAGGCAGAGTAAATTGGAGTTGTGCCTCCCATTGCCGCCTGAGTTGAAAAGCCTTCTGTGACTCTCTGATTATAAGAGAATGTCATCTTCGGGAACTTGAGAGCGAGATGTGTTCCGCTCAAGCTGGAAGATAGTATGCCGGATTTTAAACTCCCATCATGATCAAATGTTCCAGTTACGTTGCCGAGGAAGTCTGGCAGTACGTTCTTTGACTGATGGAGATTGATGATATATGAGTATTCGAGAACTGCCTCTTCATATGCAGCATAGACACTACCTGTCGTCAATTCGATGTCTAAGATGTCTCCGCCGAGTTTCTGATAAGTGTATGCCACTTGATCGGATGCGCCGGATAAGAAATCCGTAGACGCTGCATAAACTCCAATCGGACAATTTGCAGCGACGGAGGTAGTTAATCCTGTTGCAGGAAGAACGATTGCACTGACAGTAGAAGCGGGGGTAAGGGTGGGGATTGCCATTAAGTATAAGTCTCCTCAGTGTAAATAGTTGACGGAATAAAGAAAACCCCCGCCATCTGCATGACGAGGGAATTCTTTTTACGCTATCGTTTTATATTGCGATATTATCTATCAAACAAGATCGACAACAATGACGAGTCCATACATGTCGGGACGTACCATCTTTTTGCCGTAGCGAGTCATCACACCCTTGCGAGGTACGAAGTCTTCGGTTCCGAAGATGGTGGGAGTCACCTGCAGTGGGACATATGGGGAGTATACATAACCACTTTCGAGGAATGAACCACCCTTACGACCAACAAGGATCACGTTGCGAGGGAAGTAAGGATCGACATATACGTCCCACTTCTTGCTCAATGAGCCAGTTTTTACTGCACCGATGGTGCCGCGATCTGCATCAGCAGTGATGTTTGCGCGGAAGCCAGCGGTAAACTCAAGGACGTTAGCAACTTCAGGTGAACACACTACGAAGTTGGCTCCGCCACGGAGAGTCTTGCGATGGATCTGTGCAGAGACATCGTTGATTGTCTCAACGAGAGTCTCGTACCACTCGGAAACAGTACCAGTGAAATCAGGAGTAGCGGTTGTAGCGCCAACTTCTTGTCCAGTGAGACGGTTTACGAATCGTCCTGCTGCGCGGGACCAGTAGTAACGTCCAGCGGCTGCGCCCATAACGAGATCTTCAAGGATCTCACGGTCGATCTCAAGAGCAATTTGCTCGGAGAGAATGCTGGTAAGCTCTACTTCTGCGTCGAGGTTGTGGTATGCGTTAAGATCTTGTCCCAACTCAGGAGTCCACTTAGCCTTCAGCTTTTTGGTGATAGCAGTGATGCTTACAGAGTCAACTTTGATGTCGATTTCTGGGATAGCAGTCTGTGCTTCAAGTCCCCATTGAGGATCACCAACGACAGAACCGAGTCCTCCGCCGGCTTGCATGAGATCATCTTGTGGCCAAACGAGAGTCTCGCCTACGCCGCAGAATGAAGCTGACAAAGCAACTGGAGTTGCTGTATCGGAAGTCCATACCAAAAGCACGTTGCTTTTTGCATCACCAGCTTGCCACAAGCCACTGTCAGAACCAGAAAGCTGACTCAAACGACGAGCTTGCTGTGCGCCTGCCAAGGCTTGAGAAGAAGAAATGGCAACGAGGTTGTCCAAGTTCAACTGAGCCATGCTTGTAACTGTTGCTGTACCAATAACGACGTTGGTTGTTCCAGAAACTAAGTCTGGATCGTAGCGACAGATGCGATCACCGATGGATGCCCAGAGAGCATCACCAGTGCCACCGAAAGTACCGGAGGTAATAGCTGTGACTGTGCAGCCTGCAGAGCGAGTTGGTGAAGAATAGCCGTTGTTGAGTGCGTAGAAAGAGTTCTCAGCATTCAAACCAGACAATGAAACACCGCCTGTGATTTGTTGACCAACTACGCCACCACCGTAAAGTGATTCTGCAGAGATCATTCCAAGACGGCTACCAGTATCGTTAGAAACGGTGAAGTCGAGGAAGAAGATGAGTCCTGATGGAAGGCTCATTGGTTGAACGCTTACGAGATCGTTAGCGATAAGTCCACCGAATACACGACGAACGATTGGGAATGCTACAGCGGCGAAACCTTCTACGTCTCCGCCTGCCATTGCGGAACTCTCACGAAGAAGTTCCTTTGCTTGATTTTCAAGAAGTCGAGCCATGCTGTTCTTCTTGCGGTCACCATCGATGCCCTCTAAAAGTCCGGTGCGTTCCCACTTATTAAGTAGTGCTGCGCCTTCCTTGGAGAGATCACGATCAACGATGCCTTCTGTTAATTTATCTAAGATTGACATTTAGTTATCTCCTTTAATGCCTGCTAATGCTCTCATCCTGTTATATTGTGGATTTTGAGCATTTTGTTGTTTAGTTTTCCTCGAAGAATTACGAGGGAGTGTTGGAGAAGATCTGTCAACTGCTTCGCTTAGTGATTGCGGGGCACGCTTTGTGCCTCCCACTGCGCTTTGAAGTGTATCATAGATTACCTTCGCCTCTTCTACAGAACCAGCAGTTGAAATAGACTCGACAATTCTTGTTCGTTGTCGCTCATTCAAGGAGTTGCTTTTCAAGACACGGTTTGTGTAAAGTAGTCGAGCGTTGGAGAGGTTCACCTCTTCCATGCGCTCATTAAGTTGTAAAATTGTTTCCTGAAGCTTTGCCTTTGTAACTGTAAGCGTATTCACTTGCTCCAGATACATGTCTGCTTCTTCTTTTGCTTTTTGGAGAGCTTCGTGCTCTTCAGCAAGTTCATCGTCTTTAAGATTTGCAAGAGTTGCTTCTTGCCCGTCCAAGTCGGCAGAAGTTGGAGTTGTCCTTCCGCCGAGTCCCTGTGAGGGCATGCCTACATCGACTTTCAACTCTTCTGCGATTGCAGCGAGAAGCTCTTCGTCAAGCTCAACTTCTTCGTCTGCCGCTGCAGCTTCTAAGTCTTCTTCGTCTGTCGGTGAATCTAAGTCTTCAAGATTCTCGTCAAGAACTTCTTCTGCGAGATCCTCATGAGTCTCTTCAGCGGTGGTGGAGCCCTCTTCATCAAGGGCTCGCTCTAGTGCTTCAAGATCGAGACGAACAGTAATTGGCTCATCTTCTCCCTCGGTGGCATAAGGAATTTCATCCATCACTGGGCTCTCCTCTGCCTCTCCTTCCAATCCACCGGCATCATCAAGCTCTTCTTCAAATTCTTCACTTAAAAGTGATTCGACAGCAGCTTTTACTTCGGTGGAGTATTTCTCGACAATTGATGCTTCTGCGTTTTTAATCGCAGCCTCTCTTAAGGCTTCAGCATCAATAATTGCCTGTTCAAGCAAGGTGGACATAAGTATGGACTCCGTTAAATGTATTTAGTCACAAATAAATAGTATTCTAAAAATGTAAATGCCTGATTATGTTATAATGGCTTAATCACATTGCAACAAAATGGGGCATTTGCATCTTCTGTACCATTGAAGCCCTGTACTGTTGCGGATTCCCAAGTATCCAAACTGCCGGTACAAATCCATAATGTATTGTTCTTTCCTCCGGCGACTGTTGAAAATCCATCAGTATCAACCCAGTAGAAATTATTTGTACCGACTGTGAAGCTGGTCCAAGTTTCGCCGCCGTCAGAGCTTGTTGCTATTCTTGAACTATTGCCGACGGCGATGAAGACATCCTCTCGGGCGTTATAGCAAACAGAAGCATAGTTTATACTGGTGCCATCAACTGTTGCAGCGCTCCAAGTTACGCCATTGTCCGTACTATATCGTATGACGTTGGATCCGCCTACTGCGACAAATCTTCCATCTGAATCATTTGGAGTGTTTCCATAACAATAATCAGCAGGATTTCCCGTGTCAGAAGGAGAGAACCCCATATTGTCCGTTGTCTTAATCCAGTCAGCAGAGTTTGCAACAGAGCTTGACAAGGAGCCAGTATTAATCCAAAATCTTGCATTGGCTTGTACTGCGTATTTCCTCCCTCCGCAATATTCTATCCTATTTTGAGAGCTATCTCCAGACTGTAAATTTGAAACAGTCTCCCACGTCATCTGATCATTTGTAGAAGTCGGATCGCTATAGGAAATATACAGAGAGTCACCATTAACTGGACCCTTTGATAATACCCACACCTTATCTCTTGAACCATAAGCGCACCTCTGCATTCTCTGATTAGCTGAATTGACAAGCCATTCTGATGTCCAAGGATAACTTTTTGCAAATATCTGAGATGAAGATGCGTGCATGAACTCTCTCCAACCATCGGCATATCGGTTTGATCCGAATATTCCTGTGCCATCCTGAGTTTCCCCGTATGCCTCCGGTGCCATTCCGTTCCAGGGGGAGATGCTGTAGCCACACCAAGCTCCTGTTGGAGCATAGTCGGATTCTGCAATTGGAAAACTGCTCGCTGTGTGATATGAAAAGGAAGCACCTGGAGTCCATTGTATCAACCACATGCTCGCTCTTTGAGTAACCGCGCAAGAATCGGTTGCGATTTTTGCAACCTTTGCCCTCCTTACATTGCCAACAGACTTAACAGAGGCAAGTTCGATTCCGTTTATCTTCTTAGTCTTTGCCATTAGTTGCCAGAACCACTGATATAAGGATCTAACTGATCGAACTCCCATACAGTTGTCATGACGGACTGTCCTGGGTAATTATTGTTGGATGCGTCTCCTGATTTGAATTTCAGAGCAACGACAGAGCCTGTGCCAAATGACCAGCTTCCAGTTGTATTTGTTCCTCCGAGAGTGCCCTGACCGGATTGCACATTAAATCCTCCGACGATAAGTTCACCAGGCCATGATGAAGCTGTAGCCTGAGCGACAATAGATACGGCACTTGAAAGACTCTGCCCTTTGAGAGCGTTTACGTCTCCAACCCAAAGCTCCCACTGTGGTTGCCCCTTGCTCGGATCTTGTTTACTAGCACCGGCTGGAAAATGATATGTAACACTTATAAGTCGTCCTGAAAACGGAGTTATCATAACATTAGAGTTGGACAACCCCGAGGCAACAGTTGCCGGGCTTCCGCCGAGGGAAATCCAGCGACCTGTGTTTGCCGGTGAGCCGGATGAAAGGGTGAATCCGCTTCGTATGTGTTGAACCATTCTTCCGCGAACTGCGCCGAGTCCAGAATCGCTGGAGTCTATTTCAAAAACCTGTGTACTACCGCTTGTTACTGCCAATCCGCCTGTTATCTGTGCATCGCCTGTATACGGGAATGCCGAACCTCCTCCTGCTGGCGTTGCCACTACAACTTGGTGAGAACTGTTGAGTGCGAGAAAACTACCTGCGCCGCCAGCAGTACCAGAAACCACTGTTCCGCCTGGGTAATCCACACCTATGTTGCCACCCACTAGGTCCATACCTATGGCGGAGCCTGAAATAACGAGTCTGCCTATTCCTGAATCGTATTCGATAAGAGCATCGGCGGAATCGCCCAAGTTGAGCTTCTTGTCGTTTAATAGATTGATGTCATCAGTAGTAGTAAGAGTTCCAGAGACAATGGCGTTTCCCTCGACATCAAGTTCAGCATTCGCAGATGTCTTTGAAACTGCTCCGACTATTACCTTTCTTTGAGATCCAATAACTCTAAGAGCGTTCTGGTTGTTTGTTCTCAGGATAATATCTTTAGTATTCTCGTTCTCGATAAACAAATGCTCGCTAGAGTTAATCTGAATGGCTGCTGCGGTTGCTCCATCTTTCAAGAAGACGATTTCTTTTAGAGCATCTGCATCGCGAGCGTGCAATGTAAGTAATGATTGTCCCGAACCTGTGAGTTCTATCGCTCCTGTTATCTGCGTTACAGCGCTGTCTATAATGACTGAGCCTCCGCCGAGCCACAATCCTGTGGAAGAGCCTGAGACGACTAATGCGTCTGAACCTGCTTCATCATATCTGATGATTGAATCGCCTTGATTGCCAAAAACTAAGCTCTTGTCATCAACTATCATCACTCGCTCGCCGAAAAGAGCGCCCTGCGATGCAGTTAGTTGACCGGCAATCGTTGTAATATCAGAGGCTCCGTCGCCCAAATATACATTGCCGCTTGTAATAAGCAGTCCCGAGAGGGTGTTGAATTGTCCCGATGCGCCAGACATGCTAGTGGGTGAGATTCCTGTTAGCGTTGAGCCATCGCCGTAGTAGGCGGAGGCGGATATGTTCGCTGATGCGGACAAAGGACCATTAACATAGACAGAGCCAGTGAACTGATGTGTGTCGTCGGCAGTATCGCCGAAGATGGTGTCGCCGCTTGCGGAAATGTTTGTTACCGTCTTGTCGATAACATTGACATTGTATTGGTTAGCCGTGAGAGTTCCTGATATCTCGACGCTACCAGTTATTGCAAGCATGCTCGATGCAGTATGCCACATCAACTCGGAAGAGCCACTTATTGAAGTGTTGGAACCTGCATCAGGAACTCTGAATTGGAGGGAACCAGTTGGTCCACTGGAGGACATGCCTCCTCCACTAATATATGCCCAGGAAAATTCGCCCATTTTATAACAATGCTCCTTATATAAAAACGCTCATTATAAATAGGGAGCAAATTGGGTTATATACATCCTTATTTATTTACGCTATTTCAATGAATGTATCTGACGGTTCAAATAAAATCAACATATCCACATCAGATCCGTTAATATCAAGACAATATCCAACTTGACGAACTATGTCTCCTGTTGTAGAGGGGGTGGTGAATTGAAGCTTTCCTGCTGAGCCAGTGGATAAATATACTGGGGCGCCAATTGTCATTGCATCATCTACTGCTGAGCCCGTAATTCTGACAACTCCTTTTGAAAACATTCCATGAGTTGTAGAATTCGTCCCAAGGGCGATACTGAGGAGTTGATTTCCGCCGGTTGCGTCATCGTCTCCCTTGGCAGGTGCCCAGCCGCCATTTGAAGCGAGATAATATAAGCCTCCTTGAACAACTGTAGTTCCTCCAATGGAGATGACATCCCCTTGGAGTCCGAGAATAGAGTCATACTGGGTTGTGTATTTACTTGATCCAGAATCAATTGCCATCAACTTTGACAACTCACCTTTGTGAAGAGTCAGTGTCGCTGCTGTGACTCCCAATATCGCCTTAGTTGCAAATAAATTAGTATCGTCCCAAGTTAACCCGCCTGACGCGCCAAAAGCTGATCCTCCATCGTTGAATTGGATTTGAGTATCTGCACCTGCTGCTGACCCTCCACCTCCACCTCCGGCGGAAGAAGTCAACACGAACTCTCCATCAGTATTTAATCCGACATAACTTCCTGGTCCTGCGATGGAGCCACTCTCGGGCGACATGCCTGGTTCATAATTGCTTCCGGCGTATCCCATTATTAACTCCCGTCAAGAGTCGTTAAACCAGAGCCAGTCAAAGCATACATGCTTGAAACTCCAATTTGCGTCAACTCAGCCACAACAGTGAAGCTTGCATTTCCAGCATTTGTCGCTGGTGCTGATACATAAATTTCTTTAGCTTTTACATTGAAGGTATAGGAATCCTCTTTTGAATCAAAAAGAACATAATGTAAACCAGAGACTACATCTCCTGAACCAGTTGAATTAAAGTGTACGCGGATATCTTCGCCGCTTCCGTTAATTACAGTAATTGATTTTGTAACCATGGGAAAACTGTAGCTGACTTCTTGCCCGGCGGCAAGTGCTGACGAGCCAGTAATCCACGGCATACCCGATACTTGATATGAGCCGACATTGCTTAATCCGACTCGGTATGTGTTGAAAGGTCCAGATCCCATAATATATTAAACTCCAATATTTCTTTATAATTAGTTATTACTATCTCTTATCTTCTTATTTTTTGCCAACTCTCTCTTAATTCGAATATTTCTTTCATTTCGAATCTCAGAAGGTTTTCTAAAATGCCTTCTCTCTCGGACCTGCTTAACTATCTCTCTCTTTTTTGCCTTACGAATAAATCTCTTTATCATTTTTTCTTCAGTATCGTTTCCTTTTTTCAAAGGCTTCACTGTAAGGTTGGATATTTTACTCATTGTCTTCTCTTATTTGTTGTGGCGATGCCAAGTTTTATTAACACCTCCGAATAAATTACTTATATCAACGCCGGCGTCACTTGGAGAAACTCCTGAAAGAGGGTCTCCCTGCTTTGACTCAACTGATGCTTTGGCGGGAGTGGTGCCCTCGAACAAATCAACTCCGCCGAAGGCGTCTTTGCCTATGGCATCGAGCATCTTCTTTCGAGTTTCTTTCGCTTTTTCCATTGCTTTGATTTTGGCAAGCTGTTGTTGTCGTGCTTCTTCTGCATCATTTCGTTGTGATGTCTGTGTCGTGGGGGAAGCAGATTGTTTTGATTCTATAAGTGACTTACTACCCAAGCCTTGAACCACTTCTGAAATTATTCCGGACAGGACGCCATCTTCAAATATTACTTCTTTTACGCACTCTTTTATCAATGGACGTAAGACTGTTTTTAGTTCTGATTTCTTCACTTATCCCTCAATACGTCATTCAACGCTCGGTTTATTCTATCTGCTTTGGTTATGATGTTGGGCTCCTTGCCCTCTTTCATCATAAACGCTCCTGTTGTAGATGGTTCGGAAACCATGTCGTAGCATACAAGGTTGAAGTCGTCTTCAACGATGGTGCCATCGGCGGTTTCTGTTACTGAACCCATTCCTCTCGATGATATGCCGAGAGTTACGCCAGACTCAACCAATGAGCGGAGTATCATTCCTGATGGCGTTTTCAGAATTTGGATTTTGCCCATAACATCGTTACCTTCCCACCAAGCCTCTACGACTAAGTGTGATGCGTTGGCGAGGTTAATGACTGCTTGGTCGGGGTGATCGAGTTCGCCTAATGCTCTGCGCTCTTTAATGAGTTTCTGATAGTTGTTCATCTCTCGTTCAAGGATGCTGTAAGGGTAGCGTCTGCCGTTTCCGTTTTTGGTGTTTGCTCTTTGCATCACACCTGTCAAAAACATTGCTCCGTCCTCACGAACCATGCGTTTCTCGTTTTCAGTTAGGTAGTCTTGACAGACTCCACCTTCGCAAAGCGAGTAGTATTCGGTTATTAGTAGTTTATCACTCATTTTATTTTCCTATGCTGGCGTTACCAGCGTGAGTCAACTGCCTTTGCAGCATCGCCTTACTGGTTGCAACATCCATCTATCTGTCCAATTATTCATTTGTTCTTCCCTATTTGTATTCCGTCGTCTGAAATCATTTTATCCAGAACATAAGATGTCCCAGACGATAATGAACTCAATATCAACAGGTTGGCGATATTATAGTCAAATGTAAATAGTTCTGTGAAAGCATTTATGCCGAACAAAAACGCTCCCACCCAAGTGCCTAAACACATTGAACATTGGAATAGTTCTCCTATCTTTCCCTTTGTCGGACGGATGGAGTCAAATATTGTGCCGTAGGCAAGAATCTGTGTTAAGCCAAATGAGGCAAGAACGAAGTAGATGAGTTCCACATTAGTTCCGATTCATTATACTCATGCCGTATGGACCTCGTATCCAGCCTGGACGGATGGAACCCTTGACTGGCTCTTGAGGGACTTCGCCTAGTTCGGTTGAGTCGCTGCTTTCTGGTTCTGTTAGATAGTCGTTCACTGCTCTCTCAAACTCTTCGATGTGTTCGAAGTATGGCTTCTCTTCGATAATGAACTTGTTGATACTATAAAGCGCTGCCTGAACCATGTCAATTTCTTCGTTCAGAAACATTTGAGCCTCCATGGAGCCATAAACATACCCTGAACGGACGCTCTCTGGTTCAATAAGCCCTTCGGTTCTTAGGAGAAGAAACAACCTATCCTGAGTGTCGTAAACTTCTTCATTCGTAATATGCTTTGCGAGGGCAAGAATCTTTTTGCTCTCGGGATATATCACGATATCAACATCAGGGTGATCAAATACAACCAACTGATTTCCAAGTGTCTTGCGAACATCAAGACTTATATCTTCTTTTATTCCGAGTTTGTTCTTGACATGTGGGATAGTTACTTTGATACTCATTACATCTGAATCTCGTGAGCTAAGTTTTGAATCTTTAAAACCTTCTCAATTAGTGCCTTGTCAACTGGCGTCTCTCTGAATCCATTAATCATTAGCAAAACCTCTCTTGTTGATTCCACCATACTCTTGTCGGACACAATTTCTTCTGACTCAAGAGAAGCTCTCAAAACATCGTGAAGTCTTCCCAACTCTTCATTAAGATAAATACTTACATCCACTCCGTTATCGGAAAATGATAAAATATATCTATTAAGCAATTCTTTCTGTTCGCTTAAAATTCCGCTGGAGTATGTTTCGTTATATTTAGATACAAAAGTGTTGAACACTAAGTTATCGATTGGTTTCATCGTCTTCTCTTCTTTGACTGCAGATTTCAAAGTCAGAGATGAAACAATCTCCTGTTCAAGAAGGACGGCGGATTTAACACTCGTGACATCCGAGTCTGATCCAAATAGCTGTGCGACAGTTGCGATGTTCTTGTAATTTGGAACAAAGTTTCCAAAAACTCCAGATGAAAGTTCTCGATTGATTCGATTTATTAAATGACTCTGTGCTTCATGAATCTCGTCGGAATTCATTGCAGAGTGGGCTTGTCGGACTTGAAATGTTAACTTTTCCGCCGTCAGGGTGTCTAAATCATTTGTTTCGAGAAGCGCATTGAATAACTCCAACTCTTTTGACAAAATTGTTCGAGGAGAAAATGATTCTTTCAATATCATCACTGCAGTCTTTTTTGCGGATTTGTCTCCGGAAACAACCGCTTTAGTTATCTCTCTGACGAGCGCCTCATATAAAAAGGCAGTGTTTCTTTTCTTATTGTGCTTGTTTCTTTTCATCTGTTCCACCTAACTTGCTATTATCTAGCTCTGTAATTAGTTTCTTAATCTCCTGTTTCACCTCGAATAACTTTCTTTCTTCAACTTTATCAACCAAATCAACCTCTTCTTGAAAAAGTCCAGCGTTCCTAAACTCTCCACTGGCAGAAGATAGGTGGTGTAAAGTTTCGTATCCCACTCCTCCTGGGTTATTCTTTCGAGGAGTATTTACTTCTACGCCTCGTGCTTTACTTCGAGTGCGTCGTTTTCTTGGACCACTTTGTCCCGTTCGGCGGTCATCTCTCTTTCCAGGTGCGGCGAGGAGTGGATCTTCATCTCCGGCAGTTACATCATCTGCAATATTTGTGTCTTCAAAATCCTCTTCCCCACCTAAGTCTCCGCCTAAGTCTCCGCCCAAATCGGCGCCCAAGTCTCCGCCTAAGTCGGCACCTCCGCCGCCTTCTGCTTCGGTTGCGGCAGCGACTGCTTCGAGTTCGGCGTCAAGCTTTCTGTCGTAGAACATCTCTCTTTGGTTGCGTAGGAATTCTTCTTCTGATAGGTTAAAGATGTTGTCGGCAACCCAGCGACGGGAGAAGAATCCATCTGTTGCCGACGCGGCGATGTCGAACTTGGTGTTCCAGTGCTCCAACTCTTGGAGTTCCGCGATTTTAGATGGATTGTTCAGGGATAGCTTAAAGCTAATTAAATCTGCTCCTTTGTATCCGAGAGTGTATAAGTGAATAATACCAATCTTCTCCAACTCGGCGAGAACTGATCTTTGAAGTCTTTGAATCGTTCTGGCGAATCGAATGTCTTTCTGAGCAAGAGTTGTTTTGTCTTCTTCTGCGCCCTCTGAGCGAGAGAGATAGGAGGCGGGAACCTTAAGTGCTGAGAACAGCTTGTCTCTCAAGTACTTGACATCGTCGATGTCTCCAGTATAAGAACCTCCAGCCAAGGTATCAATTTTAGATGACACTCCACCTCGGACGGGAATGAAATAGTCCTCCTCGGTTGACATTGGATTATATCGTAGATCAACTCTTCCGGTAGATGAATCGACAACTTGGTTGCGCTTCATCTGCGTCATTACTTTCTGCATGTACTGCTCTACATCTGATGGGGATACATTTCCGACATCAATGTAGAATACGCGGCGTTCTGGTGCCCTAACAATACGATACGCCATCATAGCGTCTTCGAGTAGGATAAGTTGGCGGAAGATACGACGGGCGGGTTCGAGGACAGATGTCCCATAGGGAGCGTATTTGTCGTTCCCGAGAATTCGGAAATGTCCGATTTGCCAGTTTTCAAATGTAAGTCCGCCAGAGTTCCATTGAAACTGAATATATTTTGGATTTGTCTTGTCTTCACCTTCAAGTCGCTCAATCTCGTGAGTTGGAAGTCCAACAACGGATTGCACTCCGAGTCTTTCGTCGATATCAAGATAGAGAAAGAAATCTCCATACTTACACATCGTGCGGCACCAGCCGAACAAGTTGAACTCGATATTTAAAACAGTTTGATAGAGTTCAGCAAGAACTGACTTGATCTCCTCATTTGGACACTTGATTGACAGAAGGGGTTGCAAGTCTGATGAGGTTGTCATCTCGTCTGCATAAATGTCAAGAGCGGAGGCAATCTCGGGAGTGTACTCCATTTGTTCGAAGTCTTGGTAGCGCTCGGCACGCATTTGGTTCGCCATAATAGCGGTGCTGAGTTGCTCGAATGGATTGTAATTTGCCTTCTTGAAATTTAATCCAGATGCAGACTGAAACTTAAATTTGTCCAACTGAACACGGGAGAGCTTTCTGCTCGTCTGCGTTCTATAGTTGACAAGTGGTCCGGATAACAGGCGAGTTAACTGCCTGAAGAGAGCGGAATCATTATTTTTTGGATTGTTCTTTTTTGCCATGTTTTATCCCTTGTATAACCAACCAAATTGTTGAGCTATCTGGATTGCTTTTTGTTCTTCGTCTTTTAAACTCATACTATTACTATGCCCCTCTTGCCCTCTTATTTGAGTATTCAATTTTGTCGATGCGACAAACATTGAATTAACAAAGGATTCTCGATACTGCTGTTCCAACTTCCCTACCTCAAATGCCGTATCCCTTACCCAGCAGCCGATTGCGAGTGCCATTGTCAAGTCATCATTGTAACTTCTCATAGCCTCGGGGCGTCCGTTATTCCAAATAAAGGTCTTCAACTCATTAAGAGTTCTTGATGAATATATAGTAATTAGTTTATTTCTAATGAATTCTTCCAACTTTGCGATAATCAACGGACGAGTTTTAGATGTTGTCGAAAAGCCAGCGATGGCGTTGGACATGTTTTCACCCTGTATTTGTGATACATACTCATGTGTTGACTTGACTGAAAAGTATATGTTATTATACCCCAATTCTTGCAATTTTGTTAATACTGCATATCCAACTGAGTTGTTTTCTACGACTATCATTCCGTTATTATAGTCTTTTCCGATTCCGTTTAGCATGTCCGCATAGGCATCGAGAGTTGGCTTGCCTTGATATTCTGCAACTATTTCCATTGTTTCCAGTTTTAAAACATGGAGGGTGGAACTGTCCTTTCCATCTCCTCGGGCTACATCTGCACTCAAAAGGTAGTTAGCATCTTGCTGAGCCTTTTCCCAAATCCAAAAGTTACGATCAAATCCGACTCGATATTTCGGCTCCCTTATTTGAGATTCTATCCATTCCAAATCTTCCGGATGCACCAATGTCTCACCGGACATATTGAAATTACACTGAAGTTCTTGGGCGATTTGGCGTTGAGACATGTTCTTTGTTTCTTTTTCAAACCAAGCTCTGTCTCTATCGGGATGAACATCCCACTGAAGTATTGTTGGAAAGAAATCATTCTGCCCCTGTTCTGAGTCGGAATAAATTTGATGGAACCAGTTTCCAACACCGTTTGGAGTGCTCAGTGCAATACAGCGTCCACCTGTTGACAACGTAGGATACAAGCCCGTCCACAATTCGTCAAGCCCTTCGACATGTGCTGCCTCATCGATGACGAGCAGAGATAGGGCTTCGGAACGACCAGCGTCTGCGGTTGTTGAAGACGCCTTGATCTCGGAACCATTCGATAGGACGAATGAGGCGCGGTTGTCAATTGTGATATTGGCTATCTGCATCCACGGCGGGAGATTCTTAATTATATGTTTTACTTTCTTAACAAGGTTTGCCGCTGTCTGGAACTTGGTTGCAATGACAAGGATATTCTTGTTTCTATGAAACATCATCATCCACACAACATATGCTGCAGTTGTTGTGGATATCCCTAGCTGCCTCGCTTTCAAAATTACATTGAAACGATGATCATTGAAATCTTTTAATAGTTCTTCTTGGAACGGATATAGTTTGAACGGAATCAAGCCCTTTAGAGGATGGGCGATTCTCGCATAATTGTTAATGAAGTATCCTGGATCTTTTCCGCTCTTCAGAATCTCTTTTAATATTTCTTGTTTAGTGAGTTCAAACGACATCCAATCACTTATTTTTTCCGAGAGACAAGAAGTCGCGAATTGATTTATCCAAACGATCCTCAGAAGGCTCGCCGACGGGAATTACGTCGCTAAGATTTCCAACCTTATAGTATCTTTTACCATTAACGAAAGCGCGGACTTTAGAAGTATTTTGAACCATTACCTCTACGTTGCCGTCTGCTTTTAGAGAAAGGGCATCTCCTGTCAATTTCTTATATTCCTTCTTTAGGAAGCCTGCAACGTTCTCTATCATCTCTTCGACTTCTGTCTCAATGTCGCCGCCATAGACATCTTTGAGCTTAATATCGCTTTGGTAATTAATACAAAGCAAGTCTCCGGAAATGTTTACGCCGAAACCGTCAATCACACGAGAGTCGATTATAGCATCCCCTTCTTCTCTTTTTAATCCGACTTTTTTCGTTTCGCCTTCTGGAACTTGATTCTCGTCATGTGCTCCGTCTCTTGCATTTGCCGCTGCTTGGGAAATTCCCCTTACGATATCTAAAACTGTTGCCATTTGTTTATTTTCCTTTATTGGGGCGCCAGCCGGTTGCCCAACGCTCTTCTCGCCCATCAACCCATTGAATGTAACACTCGTAACAACAAGAATATTTATTTACATAAACATCATCCCTCGTATTAAAAGAGTAGACATCGCAAACCGAACAAACTCTATTGCTATCTTTATTAAGTAGTTTTTTTGATATCAAAACGCCCCGAACTTCTATCTTTTCAGTCTTTTCTGATAGTTTGTTCATTTTCTCTGTTAACTTTTTGAGTTCTTCGATATATTCTTTCTCCTTTTCGGGAGTCCAATTCTTCGCTGGATGCTGGACAGCGTCCGCTCCAAACTTGTCAATTATCGCCTTCTCTATTTTTAGAGCGTAATCTGGATCTTCTTTTGCATCACTCATTTTGGGATCTCCGTAACGGCATAGAATGTCCCAAGAGACAACCCGATTCCGATGATGATACCACCTGTCATCCACCAGTTGTTATTCTTGTTCGGCTGCTTAAGTGCCATTTCTCTATATGTCTCTATCTCACCGTTCTTGATATCCATTAGCAACTTATGGCGCTCATCGAGAGCATCATAGCTTATCTGCAGGCTATCGATTTCCAACTGTAGTCCCGCTCTCGCTTTTGAAACTTCGTATTCAACCCTCAAGTCGCAATCGGACATAGAGTATTGATGCTCGGCTATTAGTTGCGCGGTTGCAGCAGGACTGAACAGTGTCCCCGAAAACGGGGCTACTTCGCCTTCCTGAAGATGGGTATATTTCTTTGCATCTTCCACCTCTTGGGCAAAAATAGTAGCTGGGAAGAGCAAACTAATTGTTAGCAACTGTGCGGTTAACTTAGTCAACATGTTTGAATCCGAACTCTTTCTCTATTGCCTCGTTTGCCGACTTGGGATCTTTGTTGAGCATTTCTAACAACTCTAAATACCTTGCTCTTTTCTCCACAGTCAGATCATTCTTGGAGCCCTTGTATTCTCTCTCTAATTTAGCGATAGATTCATTGTGAACTTGAATGGCTTCATTTCTTTTTCCAATTTCATCGGCGTGACTATTTTCGAGAACTTCAATTTCTTTCTTATAGTTATCAATAGTTGCCTCAAGCACTCTCTTATATGCCTTTACATTTCCGCGAGAGACAAACCAGACAACGAGAGTCCACAATGCAATGGCAAGTATCTTCCAATGATGTCTGCACCACACCCAGGCTTTCTTAGAATATAGCACTAAAGTCAACCAAGTCATCTATGCGCCGTGCCTATAAGTCTTCATAACATCTACTGCGCCCTGCGTTCCTATATAGCACATTGCGATCATGCCCCATGTATCTGAGGATAAGTCACTCCAAAGCATTAGCCCTGTTGCTGTTAGAAATGTGAACAATTTGCGAGAAATCGCTTTTGACATTACCTTGTCTAATACTGCTTGCTTACTCATTTTTATCTTCCTTTTTAACTGCGGCTTTAAAAGTTATAAACTCGCCGTTTTGTAAAATACCTATTTTATCGGATGCTTTGGCATAATCTTCTACCTTCACACACAAGGCAATCTCTTCTAATAAATAGACATAATCAAGAAATTTACGAGCGTTTTTGTAATCGAACTCATGCTGCGGGACTGACTCTCTGATATCGACTAACTTTTCGCAGTGCCCCTCATATGGCAAAACAATATACCTCACTTCATTGGCTGACATATGCAAATCCATCCTTTTTATCTACATTGATTACGACATCGACACAATCTTTCAGAGAATCAAGATGGGATATCAAGATAACTGTTTTGAAATAAGATTTCACCATTTCCAGTATTCTCACGAATCCTTCAAGATTCTCGGCGTCCAGCGCTGTGCCCGGCTCATCCATTACGAAAATGTTTGGTTTGGGTAAATTACTAACATGCAAAAGAGAAAGTCGGATAGCCATTGATGCAATTGTCTTTTCTGCACCAGATCCCATTTCGATTGGGCGAGGATCATGTTTTGGATGTCGAATGTAGACGTTTAATCGCCTTCCATCGTTTTCAAAGAAAACTTCAAAATTGACAATATTCGTTAATACCTTTGCGATTTCCTCATTGATTGCCGGAAGCTTCTTTTTAATAATATCGTATGAAATGCCGCTGGAGTGCATACATTTCATATATAAATCATATGCGGAATAGTCCTCTCGCAAATCTGATAGTTCACTCTTCTGGTCCATCAAATTCTGAAGCTTGTTTTCGTAAGATCCATGTGAGACATACAAATCATTCAAATCTTGCTTGCATTGCTTGCAATTCTTTTCAGTCCTGCTCAGCAAAGCAGCGTGTTCGTTCCTTTTCGAAACAAGTTGCTCCAAGTTCTCGATTGCGTCTCGATTATCTTCATATACTTTGATACTCTCTACAATTCCTTCAATCTCGTGTTTAAATACTTCAAGTCGTGTTAGATTGTTTGCCAACTCAAGCTCAGACACAGACATCTCTTGTTCAACCTGTGTTCTCCTGTCCACCAGTGCGTCGTATTTATCCAAATAGTCATCCAACTTTTTGGAATCAAGAGAGTTGATATCTTTCAAAATCTTCACACCCTGTTGCTGTATTGCATTAACTTCAGACAACATATCTGGAAGTTCCAAATTTGCCTTATGAGCGTTGCAAATAAACTTACAAGAAGAAAACTGATCTCCACAAGGAACCTCTTCGAGAAGTTTCACTCGCTTTTCATTATCTTCAACATCTCTCTTCTTCTCTCTCAAGAGACTTGTAAGTTCAGAATATTTATCATTTTTATCTGAGACTTCTTTCTTTTTATTTCTTAAATTCTCGATATCATAATCTGAGAGAAAATCTGACAACTTCCTAATCAATGTTTCGTTGCTCTTGTTTTGTTTTCGAATTTCTTTATTTTCCTCCGTCAGGGATAGAATGTCCCCTCTCTTTGACGACAAGAGAGCGCTCTCTGCTTCAATGTCGATAACCTTGAGAGGGATTGAGGCGATTTTACCCTCAACTTCAGAAAGGAATGCAGCGATATCAATTAGTTGTTGATTATATTCCTGACACTTCTTCTCGTTTTCCTGTATATCAATGGAACTCTGCATGGTATCTCGCATGGCTTGCTCGATGTCTCCCTCAAATTCTTTCCCCTCAAGACGCTTGAGGGCGCCTCGTAGATCGGAGGCGTCTTCTTTCGCCATTTTATATTTCTTATCAAATATTTCAAGATCAAGAAACTTGGCAAGAATCTCTTTTCTCCGAGTTGAACCCTCTTTGATGAATGTCAAACTATCTAACTGAGATGCCATGGATGTCAACAGAAAGTCATCGAGGGTTCCGAACATCTTGCGAATGTTCTTGTCGGTGTCTGCTCTCGTCATTCCGTTGTGACTTACCACCTCATCTCCGAGGGCATTGATTTCGAGGAAATCAACATTGGTTTTTGCCTCAAGTGTTTCTTCGCCTTTAAGCCTCTTTGTATATTTTTCGCTACTCCTTTCGACTACAAATTGTCTGTCTCCAATCGAAATTCCAATTCGCCCCTGCCCTCTGTCCTTGTTCTGATTAATGATATTGAGGTTCTTTCGTTCATTTTTCGAGGTGGAATTAAACAGTGTGTAGAGAGCAGCGTCAATGATGCTCGACTTGCCTGAATAATTCTTTCCGAAGATTCCAACGATTCCGCTGATGTTTGTGAAATCAATTGAATTGGATTCTCCATAGTTGAAGAGACTGTCCCACTCAAACGAGTTAAGCTTCCAATTAATATTTCGAGCTACCTCTTCGTTATTTTCAACTGCTGTGTTATATTTTGAATTGAGTTCCAAGACTCTCTCCAAAACCTCGTCTTCAATCTCATATTCCTCTAAGAAATCCTGAATCATTCTCTTCTGAACACTGATGTCTCGGAGATTTTCCTTGATGAAATCATCTGGATTTACATCGGATCCAGATTGCGAACCGAGGGCGCGATTGAGAAAGGTAATGCTCTCGGGCTTAAATCTGTGTTTCGCAATATCGACGGCGCGGCGCATCTTGTCGAGGGATAAATTGTTGTTCGAAACAAGACGGAGACGTGCTCCTGCTGGGACTGTTGCGTTCCTTGGCATTCGTCCCTTCTTTGTTAACTCGACGGTAACGAATGCTCGTGGGTTTTGAAGGGATGTGTGCCTAATTTCATAACTGTCTTTGCCAGATATCTCCCAAGTGAGATAGCCCTTGTCGTTTGTCTCGCCGTGATTCTGTTGTATCAAACTGCCAGGGTAGCGGAACTTGGGATTGGCTCCAATCATCTGATTTGTCTTATGAATATCTCCGAGCATTGCATAATCATACTTGTTCAAAGTAGAGACATCAATGTCGCCGTGTTCCATTACCCACCCCATATCTGTCTTGACGCCCTTGACGGCTCCGTGATAGACTGCAATGCTCGTCTTGCTGTCGTCTATCTCTTCCTGCCAATTGTCCGGATCAACAATAGAAAGAACATGCATGTCAATATCGTCAGTGAGAGATACAACGGTTGACAATTTGTGAAAGTGAATATCTGGATGATCAAGGTTGTTCACGATTGGAGAGATGGCGTCCAGCCGTCCGAGAGAACGGAGATTCATATCATGATTGCCGAGAATCATGTGAAATGGAGCAATGTCGGCGAGGTTTGAAAATAACTCGCTCATCATCTGCACAGCCTCGCTTGACAAATCTGTCTTCGTGTGGAATGTGTCGCCAGTGTTCAGGATGATATCCGGCTTCTCTGCGCGGAGACTATCGTAAAGTTGTTCAAATACCTCTCGATATTCTGTGTGATATTTCAATTTGCGAATATGAATGTCACTTACGTGACATATCTTATAACTCGAACTCATTCATTCCCCTAATGTAGCGACTATATTATAACACATTTGACTGTGAATATCAAACGCCCTCTTTTTCAACTACTCTATTTTCTTGAGATACTTCATATAAACTGGAAAGGACTCCGTTTCCCCAATTGGAAGAACATATGCAACTGAAATCTTTGATCCTAAAGGTGGAGTCTTCATAACTAACATTGGTTTAGCGGGCTCGCGTGAGCTATAGTAGTGGCTGAAGTATGATTCATCAAAAACAACAATGTCTCCGACTTGGAACTTCCCGCTCATATAGACAATATAGCACAATTAGAGTTGAGTGTCAAGAGTTTTTTAAATTCCCGCTATTGCTGTTTCCAATAAATAGTCAGTCTCTCGGATAAGAGTGGCGTCCTCTTTTCTTTTCAAAAACTCCTCTCGTCCCATTTCTGAAATGTCTTCATATCCGCTGACATCTATCTTAAACACTTCCAAGCCGTAGCTCAGAAAAAGTCGAATGATCCTTTCTTCCTTTTTCGCTGCATCTGGATCGAGAGCAAGGAAGATGGAGGTATCGCTCTGGGCGATTCGTCTAAACAGTTTAGAGTTTTGGCGGAGAGTCGAACCAAGAAGGGGGACGGCGTTTGGACCAGCAACGATGGCATCGAAGACACCCTCCGTTATCACCAAGTCCGAGTCCCACTCAAGATAGAGTTCATTGAAGATGATGTCCTTTGAGACGGGAGGGTTGAGATATTTTCGGAAATCTGAAGAGAATGTTCTCGCGATGAAGTAATTCAAGTCTCCGTTGATATCGAAGGATGGAATTACAACGCGATTTGAAAACCTGCCAGATAGAGTGTAGCCCATCTTCCAATAGAGCATGTCCTTCTCAGATATCTCTCGATTTTTGAGATAGTTAAGAGCGGGCAGGGCTGCGAGAGATGGCTTGTTGCAAAGAGAATTAAAGCCCTCGGGTAAGCCGAGAGATGGAGCGGGTTCCGTTTCGGACTGTGTTTCTGCAAACAAGTCATCGAAATCACTGATGTTTGTCCGGTTTGTGAGATTGTCCCACTCTGCAAGTTGATTGAAGTTTCCAAAGCGACGGACGAGGCGACGGATGTCCCTGCCTGTGGACTCACAAATCCAGCATTTGAAAAGGTTCTTCTCGACATTTACGGAGAGCTTCTTTTTGTCGTGCTTGCAGTATGGGCACAAGAATAAGTGTTCATTATTTGAACGATAGCTGCTGCCGAGGATCTCGGATATAATCTTGAGTTTCTTCACAGACTATAATATAACACACTTTACATCAGTCGTCAAATAATAAAGGACCGGCGAGGGCAACAACTAAAGCATCTGCTCTGTCGTCAGTTCCGGGTTGAGGATTCTCCTGACGAGTCATGTTGTATTTGAACTGTCCGTCAAATCGCTCTGTTATGTTGTCGATGATGAATTTCTTCTTCGCCTTGCTCGGTATCTTTCTCGGCACTTTTATTCCGAGGACAGAACGGGCGGACAGGGGGTTTACAAGTTCAGCTTCCATTTCAAAAACGCTATTTACGACATAGCAACACATTCCGTTGAATCTCTGAAGTGTCGCCATTGTGTGTGCTGTTGTCTTGCCGCCCTTGAACATCATTGCCGGTTGTTCGACAAAAACATCATAGATGACATGAAGCTCTTCTATCTCTCGCATTCTTCTTTCAAATTGTTCTGCTCGCTCTTCCAAAGATTGGCTTGACTTAAATTTCAACACTTCGCTTATTACAATGTCATCATTGTTAAGGAGTGCAATACCAATTTTAGAGGAACTCACATCAAGTCCCAATATTTTCATTTTGTTCTCTCTGTAATTATTTTTCTGACTCTTTTTCGAATCGACTCTGTTATCTGCTTTGATTTGAGGTATCTCTTATATGTTCGATTTCTTTCTACCGCACCTTGAATGTGTCTTTCTGGATCCGAAAGAAGCTTCAAGAGGATCTCTATTGGAGTTGTGGGCTTGACTGCCATGAGTTCTCTGAAGAGGGGGGTATCGGAATTAGCGAGTACTTCAATAGCTTGGACAGGCAGTGATTCGTTGTACGATAACTGTCTTTTCAAATAATCATCCTCAGAGGAGGCGATTTCAACAGCGATATCTTCTGGAATTGATGGATTCTTTACTGCCCAAATGCGTAGCCGACTATCTTCGAGAAAGTCCATAATGTATTCAACGGGCAGATTCGGGTTTGCTGCGACAAATTCTTGTAGATGACTTGAATCACCTTCAGCCTCGGCGAACTTCACAAGAACTTCAACGGGAGTATTTGGATTGTTTCCGATGGATTTTTGAACCCGAGGATAGTCGTGGTTCCAAGCAAGAATTGCGAGAGTCTCAGGGGGCGTGTTTGGATGATCGGCGATTTGAATGAGGCGTCTGTCAGTGGAGTTTTGGATTCCTATTTGTTTGGCAATCTTAGCAAGGGCGTCTGAGGGCGTGTTCAAATTACCCAATACCGAATTGGAGACGCGCCATTCATCATCGAATACAAGTCTTGAAAGCATCTCAGCGGAGGCACTTGGATTACTTGCGACAGCCTCCCTGACATATGGATCTTCATCCGAAGCAAGGACTTCGAGAACTTCAGGAGTGGCTCTCGGATTGACTGCGACGGCTTTTTTGAGATATGAATCGGTTTCGGGTGAAATAAATTTCGCAAGGAACTCTGGAGGGGTTTTCTGATTATCTATAACAGATTTGAGTACCATGTCCTCGTCTTTCAAAGAGAACTTGGAAAGTATCTCTGGTGTGGTTGATGGATTGGCTGCGACTTTTTGTCGAACAATTTCATTGGGATGTCTTGCAAGCTGTGCAAGGATCTCGGCTGTGGCAGCGGGGTTTTCAGCAACGTCGGCAATTGTCATCTGCCTCTCATCCATTGCAAGCTTTGCAAGAGCTTCCGGTGGCGCAGCATGGTTCCGAGCAACAGCCTTTCTTACAATAGCATCTTCATCTGAAGCGAGCTTTATAAGTACTTCAGGAGGTGTTGTCGCCTCTCCGCCAAAGATTGGTTTTAAGTATTTCTCTATTATCGGATACTTGCTCGCAGCCGGTGTCGCAAGAAGCATCTCGCTATATTCAATCACTTCCTCTCTGTCTATTCGTTCGTCCTGGGAATTCATAAACTGCTTGGATCCATAGTGAAACTGCCATCGTTCTCCTATCTCGCCCTCTTTCCCGCTCTTTTTCTCAAAATAGAATAGCGGATCGTCGGGCTTATAATACTGTTCGAAGTACTTCAAGCCAGGAGCAGCAGTACACCACTTAGTTCCTTTTCCGTAATGACAAGATGCGCCCTTGTTGTGAAGAGCATATATTCTCCACTCTGCATCGTCTCGGAATATTTCAGTTCCCTGTTCGGCATCGAGATACAATTTCTTGTGCTGTGCCTTCTCTATCTCATCTTGTGCAGAACTCACTACCATTTCAAAATCACGAATTGTTTTAATTGAGAGCAAGTCCGGTTTAGGCATAAAATTCTGATGATGGAAGAAGGTTTCCAAATCGCGTTCGACTCCCATATAATCTCCGATTCTTCCAGTTATGAAATCGTTGGCGATGCCTGCGTCCTCCCTTATCATCTTCAAGATCCACAAGATTGCGGTTCCCTTTTGCCCGTCCTCTATGTCGTTTGGTATAAGGTGGAGGATGCTTTCTTTTAACTTCCTGTGATCAAAGTCGGCTCTGATTCCGCCCTTATCATCGCTAACTTCAAATCCTCGTTTTTCCAATTCGCGATTCTTGTCATAACGCCAGCCTTTAATAATCTTCACGGTGCGCTTTGAATCAAGAACCTTTTGAGCATCGGCGAAGGAGACTTCTGTCAATACTTCTTCAGAGAGGATATAGCTATTCCAATTTTCAAAAATAGAATTCATTATATATCCAGCTTCATCTTAATGGTGAACTCTCTTCCCTCTGTCTTGCGAATGGGTGTTGCCACCTTTGCAATGCCAATTAGATTTCTATTTTCATCATAAATAGCGACGGAGGAGATATACGTTGTCTTCTCGAAAGGAGCAACTGGATCTGGATAGGACGAGGATGCAATGTTCTTTATCGACAAGTTTGGACTCTCGACATAACTTTGGGAACCTGTTTGGGGAGTTATGTTCTGATTAAATGTCTTATATGTCGGGTTATTCGAATGATTGAACTCACCCTTTTGAGCGTGAGCAAGCATTGTTATCGTCTGACTCTTTGTCGTTCCCTTGAAATTGAGTCCAAAGCTGGATGACACAACGCTTGCTGGAGCGATGCCGTCGTTTGCTCCTGCTCCAAAGTAAATCCATTTTGGCTTGAGAGTTGGCGCTCCGGTGTATGATTCGCCTGCGAAGCCAGCGTATGGTCCGGTTGCCATGTCCCAAGATCCTGTCAGAAGAACGAATCCTTCGTTATAGAGCACGACGCCTGCGACGGAGCCAGAGTCAGTGGAGCCTGCTGGACCAACTTGGATTAGCTCTCCATCGCGGTTCTCGTCCTTAAGTTGCCCGATCAGAGTACCGGAAACATAGAATTTCAAGTCCACAGAGCCCTTTTTAACCGAGGCTCCGAAAATGATTGAGGGAATGCTCACAAGATTTACATCCTGCGTGCCCTTGTCGCCCAGAGAGCCACTGAAGGCATAGTGATTACTGAGTGGTTGATAGTAGTTAAGAGTGTTGCGCAATGAGTTAAGGTGATTGGCGCTTCCTGTTCTGGAAATTACCGTGGATGCGAAGAACTCGCGGACGATACTGGCAGACATCGGGTAAGAACCTGTGATGGTGGCGCCGTAGAGATAGTCTGAGTTAAACTTTGATGTTGTGATTGTCTTAAATGTACTGAGAGATCCATTCTTGGTGGTGAATGGGTATATCTTATTGCCGGATGCTCTGTCTATATTCAATTCGTAGAGGCTAACATGTCCTGTTGGAACATCGCCAACATTCGAAACATGAGCGCCAGATATCGCACCTTTGTTATTGAGGTAGATACTGCTGTCATAAATGACAAAATCATAACCCGGATTCATTTCGATGGTGTTATGAAATATGTCGTTACTTTTGAATTTCTTATATGCCATTTCTCTTATAAGTAGCTGTCAGTTGTCATCTTTTGCCAAATCAATATCAAAATTCTTGAGATAAGCAATCATTATCAGCTTTCTTTGCTCCTCGCTCTGGGCATTGTGGAGGATCCATGCATAGGTTGACTCAATGTCCTGGATTCTCTTGTCAATATTTTCAGACTCTCCTTGAAGTAATTCAAGCTGCTCGGTGTCTGGCTTTGGAGGAGTGATGCCCAGACTTTGGGCGATGTCCACAAGGGTGAACCACTGTCCAGATTCGGCTGCCTCTCGCGCTTCAAGAAAAAGCTTTGTTTTTCTGTCTCGCTCTTCTTCACCAAACTTGACAAGCTTGTCTGGATGTGCTTTGATGGCAATCTTTCGAAAGAGGAGCTTAATGTGAGTGCTTTGCTTCTCGATGTCGATGTCGGATATTTCATCATCTCCTCGGATTTCAACTGATGTGTCCTCCGAAAAAGACGAGGGCTGCTTAATTTCAATACCGTTATCTTCGCAGAACTTTGTCGCAAACTCTTCAAACCCTATTTTTGCCTGCTCATAGACTTCTTGTTGATAGTCTATTTTAGCATACAAATACTTGAGTTTTAAAAAGAGATTGCTGTATTCCTTCACGATACTTGACGGTATTGTGAATTAATAGTCGAGTCGGACTCTTAAGGTAAGCTCTGTGTTCGGATCTTTCTTCAATGGTTCCGATAGTTTGGCTACTGCAAGAAGTTCGTTGTCCGAGGAGTACAATCCAACTGTAGTGATGTATGATATTGGGTTGTCTGAAGTCGTGTTCTTCACCCTAATCTGACTTGAAGAGAGATAGGTTGGATTTGCACTATAATTGAATTCGTTATGATTCGCTCTACAGAAGTAGATGGTGGAATTTAACTCGATAGTGTTATTGAAAGAGATATTACTTAGTCTGTTTCGGAAAGAATCACACATAACATCGATGTTTGAGCCAGTTGCGAGAAAGTCGAATGAGCCGGAACTGAATCCTGGTCCAAGATCCGTCCATGACGACGTGCATCCATCCATCGAATTCGCGCCGAAAACAGAACTGCTTAAGACAGCGACACCAGCTTGGTAATATACTAAGCCGACACCGGACTGGCTCCTTGGAGTAGCAGATGAAGTATAGAGAATGCCATACTCTCCGGCTGGGGAGTTTACAAGATAGCTGGTTGCTGCGCCGTGATCGCCGATTGTCAACAAGTCATCTGGGGCGTCAGGAGTTCCTCCGGTTGCGAAAGCAATGGAGAAGGTTCCCTTTTTAATCTCGTCCTTTGTCAGGAGTCTCGCAAAGTTGACAAAGATAACTTCATCAAGCTTCTCTCCGCCTGCTGCAAGGTTTCCATCTTGATCAAATCTTTGAATTGCGCCTTCAGCGTTATGTCCAACAAGAACCTGAGCCATCTGATTGTAGATGTTCACTTTCTTGGACTGCTGGACGCCCGTTCCTGCACTGGAAGAGAGGGCGGATCCTGTGGAATAGCCCATAGAGAGATCGAAGATATGGTTTGCAGAGGAACTCAGATATGGATAATCGTAAGTTGACTCGAACATTCCGTGAGAATATGTTTTGACATTTGTCGCCACGTAGTTTTCAGTGTATGTTCCAGAAGCGATTGTGCCCGTTAGGGGAATGGCTTCATGAAGAAGAGTTCTCGTATTAGCAATGTCATTTGCAGTAAGTGTCTTAAAAGTTGTAGCCATGTTTATATCCTTATTGCTTCTTCACAAATCTAATTGGTAAATCGACTCTATATCCAGTTGTCGCGCCTGTGATTCGAACAGTTGTATCGATATGATAGACAGCAGCAACGAGAGTGCTTGTTCCTCCAAGTTGAGTGAATAGGAAGGTGCTTGATTGCAGATCGGTGGATGGTCCCACTAAAAAGCTTAGTCGATATCCTGCTGGTCCTTTGATTACCGGACTTCCGTTTTCTCCAAGCTTGGAACTTCCAAAGAAGTCCGAGTTTGTAGTTAGAGACAAATAATAGGAGGCGATGTTGTCATCATCAATGAAGGATGGTGTCGCCTGCGTTCCATCGGGGTTTGCAAGAAATCCCAATCGATTATCTAACTCTATAATATATTGAGTTTCTACGAGATCTGAATCGAGATCAACCTTTCCGGTTGCGCCGAGTGCGTTACTTACGATTCCTTGATCGAATAGGAGTCTACGATTATCAGTCGCATTTGAATCGAGAACTGAACCATCTATGATTCCAGCGGGGAGTGAATTTTCTGAACCGTTTAAGGTATCTACGGTTGTTGCATCTACTGCAACTGTTACTATGTTATTTGTAGTGTTGGGGGCGATGCCGTCTGTGGAGTTGTTTCTGATCTCGGGTAAATAAAGCAAGTTGGTTCTTGAGATAGAAAGCAGCTTTGACTTTAATGTTGAAGTGTTGTTCGTAAACGCTTCGAGAACTGGCGTCTGTAGAATCTCGATATCGTAATATGCGGAACCACTTGCATGATTCTTGTTGTAGAGTTCGTAGTTTACTTCGTCGTCTCCAAAAGCGAATTTCACGATATTAAAAGAGCCGTCGCCCTTGGCAAGACGGAGTCTTCCAGTATCTGTCAAGACTGCGTCAAGGATAATATCGCCTGAGTTATCAAGAAATGCCATTTATATATTCTCCATGTTGTTGTAAATAGTTATCAGAAACAATAAAACACCAAATTATTTGGCGGTGAAGTGTCCTCGTGCTGCGCCTGCCCCTGATGATGTCGATGTGTCCGAAGACTTGTCGCCACTAATATCTCCCTTTGCCGCACTTGCTCCTGATGATGCTGATGTGCCCGAGAACTTAGTGTCTTCAGACTGCGACTTTCCGCTGGCTCCGTTCAGACTGAACCCCTCTCCGGTTGATTTGGTGATAGCGCTGGCGGTTTTGCCGTTGTCTCCACTATCATTTCTCCAGTCGTTATTGACGTTGTCGGCAGTGAGTACTTTGGGAATCGACACAACGCGGGTGGGTGGACTTACTGGATTATCTGATGGGCGATTATATTCTGCCTTGCAGGTAAAGTTGATATCGAACTTCTTTCCGGAGTTCTTAGAAGTAACTCTCATCTTGAATCGCTTATTCCACACTGACTCTCCCGCTGCGCCAAGAGAAACGCTTGTTGCATCAAAGGCAGAAGTTGCGGTTTCTGGGAGACTCTGATCATAGTTGATTAGAGATTGTACTAAGTTTGGATTGATTTTTAAATATCTTCTGAAGTCTCGGGATACTTTGACATTGTCATATGAGATGTCTTCAAAATTGTAAACTCTCGTGTTGAAAAATATCATTCCTTCAAATTTAACCAGTTCAGCGACGTATACATCGGTTGGATTTGAGCGATTTCCATGAATATCAATAGATCTAAATGTATAATAATACTTGGTATTTGGCTCGACATCATCAACAAACGAGGTAGAGGTTGCGCCATTGGTAGATACTATTGCCAGCAACTTGCCACTGAAATCCTGATAGGACATTGGAGGAACAGTCATCTTGTATATCTCGAATCGGCTTACGGGATCATCTGATTTAAATCTAATAGGATCAGATGGTTCGATATTTCTCGATTCTCTATAGCTCTTTGCAAACTGTTCATCGCTATCATCTATGATAATTGGATTCAATTCGTAATCTCCGACATTTGAATTTATGTTTATCAAAATGCGATCTGAAATTCCTTTGTATGGAATAATGTTGACATTTGGAAACACGGGGGCGGAGTCCAATATTAAAGTCTTCTGAGAATAGATTGGAATGCGGGCGATCTTGAGAGAAGGCTCGTAGTTGACAGCGAAGTCCATTGTGGCATTTTCGGAATCGGAAGAAAATCCTTCAGTAGAGTATGAATATTTCGTTCCGACTATTAATTGATGTACAAACACTTCATATGTATAGCCTTTGTTATACTTAACCTGTGTATCGACATACTTTAACACATCCAAGTTCTCTGTATTTGGAATGAACACTCTCTGTGTGGAGCTTAAATCTGTTGATGTCTTTTTGATTTCGTAGATGACAGTTTCGTTATATGCTTCTTTCCCCTCCAGCATCTCTTCGAATGTTCTGAAATTATCATCGACAATCTGATTTATCTTTCCTGACAAGATTAGTGCCTTCAATGTATTTGTGAAACGGCTACAGTCATCGGATTCCTCAACTGAATTCGGATCAACTCCAAGAAGTATGGATATGTCGCTAAATCCACTATCAAGAGAGAGCGCACCAGCTTTGGAAAAATAAGAAATGATCCATTCTTCCAAATCAATGAGTGGAATGATTTGTGTCTTCTGTTTTGTCTCGACGGAAACTTGTTCGTCAGTGAAGACTATTTGTTCTTCTGATATCACAAAGTCCAAGCCGTTATTTGAGGCTGCCGAAACTCTTTGGTCAGGGTAAATTATCGTCTGATCCATTACATGCTGGAGCAAGCTGTCTGTTAGTCCTGATTTATCCGCTGATGATAATAGTTTTCCAGCCCTGTCTGTATTCATTTCAATTGAATTTATCATTGGATACAAGTCGTCGGTATCTAAAACCTTGTTCAATTCTACAACTTGTGATGATGGGATTCCAATGTTTTGGTATTTTTCAGTAATATCAAAAGGTGGAGAGGAAGATTCGTGAAGTGCCTGGACTCCTTTCACATAAGTCAAGTCAGTTCCTTGACTGAAGAGTCCTTTTTGAATATAAGATGCTTCTCTTGTGATGTTGGAAAATTGATTCTGCAATTGATATTCTTTTATGTCTCCGGAACTAATATAGTCCTCATATCCCGGTGAAAAGAAATTATACTTCGATTCGACATTCGCATAAGATGGATTATTAACATTATTTGCAAATCTCTCCAATTCCTTTTTAGAAAAGGGTATCGTAATATCTGTGTGATGATCTGTGAAAGTTGATTCTACATCAATCAGTGGAGATGTCCTGCTAAAACTTGCACCGTTGACGGTGAGCGTCATGCCTTCGGTTATGACAAGCCAAGCGCTGGACTCTCCAGAATCGCGAATTAACTTACTGGATGCTATTATTTCTTGCTTGTATTTCTTAAAAACATCGCCAGCTACCTCAGTTGGATGAGCGGTGTCGGTGTCGATACTAATAATGGATGTTCCATAAGATGCGATAGTGTCTGCATTTGCGCCAAGCTCATTTAGATCGGAATTGACATAAACCAATTGCCCATCTTTATTTAAGGAGAAGAATTTTCTTGCCTCTGCTCTGAGAGGATCTGATATGTCGGAAGGTCTAGTGGACTTTACATATCCATTTCCAAATGTTGTTACTGGTAGCAGTGATTTTAGGAATGAGTTAGCTGTGGTAGTCTCATAGACTTCATTTTCTGCCATCTTTAATGTCTTGCCGATATAGGACAGTTCCTTAACTTTTGACGCCTCATTCTGTTCTACCGCTGAATCGCTTCCGGGTTCAGTGTCGGGGTCGGTGACCGGAGGTTCCTCGGAAACATCATTACATTTCTTAATAGGCATTTTATTTACTTCCCCTGTTCTTTGCAAGCTTTTCTCTTAGTCCCGTAGTATCTTTAGGGACAGTGATATCTATTCTAGAAATATTACCCAACTGCGCTTCTGCACCTGTTGTGGACTTCAATATAACCTCTGTCGGAATATTGTCCTGCAGCGTTGTTCTTGCTTTTGTTTCTATTCTTGGAATATTGTCCTGCAGCGTTGTGCCTACTTGTGCTCCTATTCCTGCCTGCGTGATATTGCCCTGGAATCCTGTGCTCAGATTGGTAACTGTTGGTGCTGCCTCTACCGTGATATTGCCCTGGAATCCTGTGCTCAGATTGGTAACTGTTGGTGCTGCCTCTACCGTGATATTCTGTTCAAATGTTGCAGAAGGACGGATGAAAAAGAAGCTATTGATAACCTCCTTGTCTCCTTGTCTATCCTGGCGGCAAAGATAGAACGTATCTCTCCCTGTAGAAAACGATGTTGTTAATTCTCCCAACTGCTTTGTTTCAAATTTTGGTTCGCGAATCATAAGCTTGTTAAACAAGTTTGTTCCTCGTTCCGCAGAAGTAACAACCTCCGGAACTATAAATCCAACCAAGACATCGACTTCTGTTTTTAGCTGGTCCTTTGTTGGTTTTTGCCTGGCTGAAAAGGATGCTATAATTTCTGGAGGGACTGATTGGAAATCATTTATATTTAAATCCGCCTGATCTGCTGCGCTGAGAACAGTAGTGTTTAGATTACTCTCTGCACCGGGGCTATTACTTCCAAGATAGTTTGAAGAGTCCTTAAGCCTCTCACCGGACAAAGCTGGAATATCCTGTGCCAACTTAAAAACAATTCCTTTCGATTCCATAGATTCTTCACTGCCCTCTCTAATAGAATTGAAGGGAGAAACCTCAGTAACTATTGCATTTGACAAGTCTGTTGTCGTATATATTGACAATCCATCAAACTTTTGTCCAAAACCTGGAGTAATTTTATCAATATATATCTCATTGATAAATCTTGCACCAATTGTATTATCAAATACTTCTCTCGTCTGAGAAGTGTTTAGCTTAAATGATGATATACTATCTGCTGCTCTATTCGATCTTGTCGCTTCTACTCCGACAGAATTACTTCCAACACTTAATACATCACTGATTTGTCCCAAAAGCTGATTCAATAAGTTACTGAAGAGAAGAACTCCATCAATGGAGCCAGTTGTCGGAGATATGAGATTTAGTATTTTAAGTTTATAGAATTGTTTTTGTGTAATACCGCCGTATTTTGTAGTTGGAGTATTGTCAACATCAACAAAGTAACCAAGTGATTTCATATATATGTCAACTATTGACTCAAGATCTATAGGATGCTGTTCCTCCTGACCCTGTCCGAACTCTATAGGGCGCAAGCCTTTCATCACTGTCTGTCCATCTATTGTAAACTTCCTAACCTTCTCATCGTAAACTCCGGGAATTTGTGTTAGTGCGACGTATTTCTCATAATCTGCCACTGCAGTGGCTAAGGAACTCAACACACGCCTAACAACTGGAACATATCCATCCATCACTTCGATGTTCACTGAATACTGGTAATATCCATCGGTAAGAACTTCCATTCCAGTATCTAATCCCGTGAAGTGTCTTATAAAGGAATCAGAAGTGCTTGGCTGATCTGATAGTATTAAGCTTATTTCATTAAGCCTGCTATCGTCAAGTGATAAGATAACTGGAACCTCTGCTGTCTCATTAGATAATGTGGAATTTCTCACTGGAGAACCAAGGCTGTTTCTGGCTGGTTTCCCTGATACTTGTTTTCTGCTGACAATGAATTGAAGTATTTCGGATTCATTTGTTATTTCTTTTCTTGCAGTCTCGCTCATGTTTACAATTAGTGCGGAGTATTTCGATTTTTCTAAAACATACTTTCCGTAATCAAAGGCAAAATAAAAACGAGATTTCCTATCCTTATCTTTTGTTACAAAGAACTCTGAGAAATAGGAGTTGTTCGAAAATGATTGATTTAGTATATCCCTCTGTTCTGGGAAAGTGCTCTGCTCTGCTCTTAGTTCGTCCAACTCTGCTACAAGCGCCGTAATTTCTTCTCTGATTCTAAAATCTTGGACAATAGGCGAAATGGCTTGAGAATCTTGAATTATTAATGATTGACTTATTGTGCCATGCATTCCCAACAGGGATTCCGGAAGATCTAAATCGAAATCGCGCTGTAAAGTCTCTGTATCAAGTTGAACGTATGCGAACACGGTTAAGTGCTCAAGATTGTCTATTCCGAATTCGAAAGAATGTATTAACTCGACGTTTCCATCAGCATTGATATAGGGAGATGTAAAATCTTCCAGTGTTTTTGAAATATATTGAGAGTTCTCGAAAGCCGCGCCGAACATTTCAAATCCTTTTGCTGTATCCTGATCATATATTGCAATGCACCAAATCTTAAAATACTTTCTAAGATTTATGGTTTCAGAATTAGTTTTTATTTCCAAAGCATCGGAGAGAAGAGAAAAAGACTGATTGGACTTAAGAACATCAATCAGCTTCAGATTCACAGTGACTTTTGAACTTGATTCCAAAAATACTCTATCAACAAAAACATCTGGTACGATGCCGCCGAATAGTTCGCAACTATTTGCCATAAACATTAATCCTTGCAAGCATCTGAATCGCTCTTTTGTGAATATGGATTAAGGAACTGATAGTTTGGCTCGTTGTCAGGACATTCAAAGTCCTTTCTGGCGAACTTGTAATCATCCTTATCTCCATTTTTAATTAGTCTACAGATTGTGGCAGCATCTATTTCATCATCTGCCTCAATTTCAAAATAATAATCAGCGAAGCTGCTATCTATTTCGGACACTGGTAGATTGTTTCTCTCTTCTTCATCTAATAGGATGTCGTTCACAATATTATCTGAGTCTACCAAGAGGCGTAGTTGCTTTATCTCGGTTGTATTTGAGGTTTCTTCTATCTCGAACAACTCTACTTCAAAATTGTCATTGCCTTGTGAAACATTTTCTTCAATAATTTGAAATATTAAATCATCCATACTGATTGTGAAAAAAGATCCGTCATCAAAAATTCGTTCACTAGATGGAGAATTAACGACTTCTTCTGGGAGTAGAGTATTTTCCAAAACACCTTGTGGGACTCCATCGACATCGCCTCTTGCAATCTCGTCTATTTCTTGCTGAGAGAAAGGTTCACCCATCTCAACGTTGACAGTATATTTTACTTCGACTTCGATTTGAGGAATATCGAGAACTGTTCCAGAACCACTAAGAGTGAGAGTTGAAGTTGTGCTTCCAGTTAATATCTCTCCGCTCAATAATGAAATGTTCCATGATGGAATCTTATCAGTTGCCAAATCGGAATTTGAAAGTGGATTGATTAGGATTTGTGACTTTTCAGGAGTTTGTTGAAGCATTAATTGAGCGAGATCTTCGTTGCCGGAGTTCTTTTCTTTTACCGCTTTTGAGATATCGTCTTCGATGCTGTGGAAGTTATGAAATGTCTTCAGGTTTGGGGAGTCTTCTTGAATTCGAGAAGATGCATTATTCTGATTCTCTGTAAATCCTGCGTATTTCGAGTCATAGACAATACCGTCGTCGTAAAATGCATAGTAAACAGGCTTCAGTTTCCCAAGAGACAAAAGGTATTTGCCGTATTGAGTAAGCTGTAAGTCTAAGACTTCTTCTTTTTTATTAAAAAATTCCATATCTATAGTAAATAATAACCTATCTCATTTATTAATCATTTTTTAATACCAGACTTCTTTGAAGAGGTATTAGTTGTGATTCCATCTTGTTGTAGATTGCTCCCAAAGCCATCGCTTTGATTAACAGATGTTGTTGTAACCTTAGAGACTCCATCTTGAGAAAGTGTTGTTGTGGACACATTTTTATTCACAGATTGGGGTGCAGTGGGTGAATTCTGAATGCCCGATGTGTCCAAATTGGTTCCAACTGGGATATTCTTATCAATAGTATCCGCGACTGGTGGGGATACGACGAAGTCAGTAACGCCATCTTGAGTAAGATTGGTTCCAACTGGAATGTCTCTATCAACTGTGACGGATACTGGTGATCCGAAAATGACTTCTTCGTCTACTTTTGCCAATTCGACAAGTGAAAAGAAGTCATATGGCCAGTTATATGATACTGACAATTCCTCATCCTTTGAAATAGTTCCCTTAGCGGAGCCGCCTGCCAGGAAGTCAGATGCGCTGCTCTTATTAAGAGTGTTCGCCAAGCCGCCTTGGCTGCTTAGCTCTGTCGGGATTGATGTATTTATATTATTTAAGACAGTTTTTCTCCAATAATTTCTTTCAGCTTTCTGCTTAACCTTGAAAACCATCCACTGGAGTTTTGAATCAATGTCTGATAGCAACTGTTCATCATTCAGTCTATGTGTTATTTCCTTAGTTTGCATAATTTCGCTTGTAGATAATTTAGCATCCTTGTCGAATGCTCTTCCAATTCGGGGAGGCAAGTTTTGCCAGATATCAACCAAATCTTGTTGATTTAGCTTGTGTTCGAATTCAAACACATACATTGAAAATGGATCAACATTGTCGCGATATGTGATGAAATCCATACTTGGTGGGAAAACATATCGCTGCATTGAGTCAACCATCTGTCTTATGGAGTCTCCGGCGAGAATTGGGGCTTCGGATAAGTTAGCAGATGGTCCAGATTCAAATCCATTAATAGCTGTGTCGATCTTTCTCTTATCTATCGAGAAGAACACTCTCTGTCCGTCGCGCTCCACGAAAGGAACAACAACGACGGCTTCTCTAATTGTCTTGGATGGGGCAACGTTACCCAATTTTTGAGAAGTCTTGTTAAATCCTACGATATCCGCTATTGAGCCATCTGAACCACCGTAATCAGTAGCGACAATAGATGGGATATCGTCTATCTCCAAATAAATGCCCTCATTGACTGTCGGAAGGCGTCCGTATTGATGCCACATTCCGTATGGGCGAGTCTCTGCGCCGCCGGAACAGAAACCAGAATCAACAATCGGTGTTGCGCTGGAAGATGCGTCAATGAAGTTCAATATTGGGGTTTCGAATTTAGTCTGAATTACCCATTGATCTCTATCTGTTAGTTCAACATTCTGAAACTGGAATAAATCTTTCGATGATACTTTTCCAAACAAGTTGACAGACGCTGAAATCTGAGTAGAATTGGTTTCCGGGCGAATGTGTCCGTTGCTGCCCATAGGACCTGAGCCGGAAGTCATAATGTTCCAGCCGAAGAATCTCCTGTAAGATGAAGTGATTTGTGACTGAATTTCTTGTAGAGTATATCTCTTGCTTTCAGTTGGATTGAATTCGAATATGACTTCTCCGGATCCGTTGTAATATGGAGGAGTGAATGGTCCATTGTTTCCAAGATTACTTCCTCCAAAATAAGATCCTGATACTAAATCAAATATCGGAACGCCTGTTATCGCGCCAAGGACGGGTGGTCCAAAGGCAGAAGGTCTGCTATACATGCAAATTGTCTCAGAACCCGACGTGATTTGAGGGAAAGCTTGTCGCTGGATAGTCGATATGCCTTCCGCATGGAAAGATTTTCTCACCCTTACTCTCATATGATATTTCTTTCCTGCCTCTACTTCCTTAAACTTATCCTCGGGGGATGATATGAATGATGAAAATGATTGATTCTCCAAGAAGAATTCTGGGGTTTCCGCCAAGAAGTTGTGCATTGCAAGCCTATATCTCGAATCTCCGTCTCCGTTCCACGATGCAGTTGCATTTATAGAACACGATGGGTGGGGCTCCATATCAATAAGTGCGAGGTTTTTTAAGTAATTTTGAGGTTCTACCGTCGCTTCGAACGGAACGCGGTAATCAAAAATTTCGTTACTGATATAATAGTTTTGTGCGTCTGCCGAGGCAGAAATGAACAGTTTGTCAGTTAGCACGGGGAAATCCACAGCAATTCCAGACTTAATCGTATTAAATACAATTCCTGGCGCGAACAATGGGGTTAAAAATGGACGGAAAGCTCCTGCTGGATTACTTGCACCTGCTACATAATCTACATTGCTTCCATACGATTGAGAGAATAAAGATGCCATTTGCAGAGTTCTGCTTGCCGGGTAGAATCCATCATATGGCAACAGTTTCAAAAGAGCTTTGCAGCGGATAGTCAATTCAGTTGGATTTCCAGATAGACTTGAAGACACTGTTACATCATTCTTAATCACATTGAAGTATTTCATAAAGTCAGAATGACTATAAACCTTATAGAAGCTATCTTGATTGCTTGACGTTGTATTCGCAAGGGCACCAGTTAAGCAGAACATGGAAATATCATCAAAGATATCTCCGCCTTCTTTTACGACATAGTCGATTCTGTCACTCATACGATACTCAGGCAATATGGAATAATCCTTTCCGATTGTCCTCATCTCGCTGACATAATCATTATAGGAATCATAGAACGGATACTTGCCAGACTGCTCTCCTGCGTCCCACGGAGCATCTCCAGAGAACGGAACAAGATCACTATTCAGAAATTCAAATGCAGTTGAAGTTGCCCTTGCACTCGAACCTGTAACAAGAGTGTGTCTCCTGGCATATATGGCAGATGCCGTAATGTTTGCGATTGATCCCCCTGGAACAAACGGTCCAAGTGCTGGGCCGCAGCCCGGATAATAGCTATGAACAGTGGTGTACGGATTTTGAAGAGTTCCCTCGAATCCAACATCATCTTGAACGCCAACGGTAATTCCAGGAGAAGCACTGCTTGTGAATCCAGTTCTGGCATCAAGGGGCCACATGCTTCGTCTTGGAATAACAATACCCATGCCGCCTGTGACATTTACCTGATTTCTGTCCCCTCTATCATCTCGCCAAAATGAGGAGACGTAAGAGGTTCTTTGTCGGATGTATGGACGATAGACGTTTACATCGCTTGGGTAGACACTTTCAGAATACTTGATATTGACGAGGCGATTCTCTTCATCTCGAAAGCCATCGATCATAGAGTCTGCTGATGTTTTTTGATTCTCGTTTATGTTTAGCTTCTCATTCAACTTAGAGTTGACAAAGTATGTCTTTTGATTTCCATAAGTTGCTTTAACTTCTACTGGAAGTCCAGACGCCTTTCCATTCAACTCCATTGCCTTATATTTCTGTTGTACAACTGGTTCGTGATATTGAAGAACAGTTCTGTCTTGCCCTTTCTTACTGTCTTTTCCTCCGAAGATATCGTTGAGAGTTTTTGGAGATGGACCCCAAGTATATCCTTGATAACCCGTTCTTGTTTCGGAATCGGGATCAATAATTGAGATCGTGTTATTCTCGCGCATCTGACGGACAAGAGAGTGATATTGATTTCTAACCTGTCTCCAAGAAGAGTATCCATAAGGTCCATTTCGATGAAGCATTAAGGCGTTGAAAGTCGTTAAGAAATCACCACCTCTAAATGTTCCACCAGGGGACAAATCCAACTTGGGATTTCTATAAGACGCAAGTGTAGAAGATGACAGGACATTGAAGGCAGAGCCAGTCTGATCGTATATAGAGGAGTTCAATCCAACAAAGTCGATGGGAGAGCCCGGACGGCGTGGAGAAAGTCCGACTGATGCGGTGTAATCGGGCAAGGAAGATGACAGGAAAATTATCGCTGCGGAGAAGCCATTTGAGCCAGATGTCTGTCCTGATGGAGGCATGTGTCCAAGAGGAGTGCTTCCTGATAGGAACGAACCGTTGATCCAGGAGTATTGAGAATCATTCTGAGGGATTGGATGCTGAATATGCCAGTTGTCGTAAACGGACGCTGTTGAATAAGAACCCTCTGTGCCCTCGATCCTAAACCTTACGTTGCGATTGATCTTGTAGAATGAAGGAGATGTGACGTAACTGTCTGCAGTAATGGAGCCGTATGTAGCGTCAGAGCCGAATTGTCCGGCGTGGAGTGAGGCAAGAGTTCTTAATCCTCGGCGCTTTCCAAGATGATCGGAGACTTTGATTGTGCCTCCTGCTGTTGGAAAGATAATTTCCTCTCCAGAACCAGATCCTCTTACGGAAAGGTTTCTCCAAGGGAGGGCATTATATGCCGACTTTTCTGCCGCCATGATATCTAAGAAGCCAAGGGAGTTGATTTCAGGACCACCGGGTGCAGAGAATCTCTCGACAATAACAACATCTTGGACGGTTCTCTCTGGAAGTGGGAAGACTGTTCTTTTGGTTTCATTAGCAGCCGATGCCTTATATGGAAAAAATCTATTTCCAACTCTGCGAAGTGCTGCTGCATTCTCGGTGCCGCCAACATTCGTTCCCGGCAAGAAGGTGTTTCCTCGTCGTCGGGCGGGTAATTGTGTATATGGCCTAACTCCAACCAATGTATGGACGTTTGTTGTCTGCGGTAGGGTACTTGTATATCTCTCAGGAAGTGTAACTCCGTTGTCATTGAACCAGAAGTTGTTTGTGCTTCGTCCAGATGTCTGAACCACTTGATAAGTCTTCTCGTAGTTTCCGATTGAAGAGGTTGTCTGTTGGATATTTCGAATGTTGATGGGGCGTTTGGCAGTCTCTTCTCGGAAGAACCATGCTCTCTCGCGAGTTGGATCAGGATATGGACCGCCGTAATCTGGACCAGTCAAACCAATGGAGCCAGAACCTCCCGGTCCTCCACCAAGGAGCAGTCTCCAACTCTCGGGGCGATTGTATTGGTTGTCTGAACCTTTGTTCAACTTAACGTGTCTGGACTGAATTCCACCAACGAACTTCTCGGTGAATGGTCCTTGCATTGGGATTTCGTTTCGGAGTCCGTATCCGTCATTGTGCAAGTTAACCAACTGAGAGGAGGAAAGGAAATTGTCTTGAATTGCTGTGTTGTAGCCGCCGATGCCCTGAGATGCGCTGAGAATGTTAAAGGGCATTGCTATCTCGCCCTTAATGCCGTCGAAAGAGCCGGAGTTGTATGCCCTGCCGTTTCGGGTTCCAAATGAGTACTTTCTCTTTTGGTTTGGAGCGAGAGTATCGTCGCAGTCTTTCAGCGGTTGAACATCGACGTTGTTCGCTTGAAGGACATTTAAGGGAAGTCCGATGCTGCTCATCGGACCGTGGGGGAAGTTTACGCCTCGATAGAAGTCGCCTTTCTTGCTCTCGGAATAGTTTACCCCTCCGTGAATCTCAGGATTCTTCTCAACGGCGTAGCGATAAGGAGTGGTGTGACTTCTATTTAGAACCTGCAGCGATGCTGTGAGTATCAGGTTCCTGTCGGAATCAACTCCTGCGTCTCCGCTGCTGATTGGAGAATCGTTTCTTTCGGCTCGCTGCTTCCAGTATTCGCAGTTGTCGCTTTGTAGTCCTGAAATTGGGCGATGGGCAAATCTCCAAGATGGAAGATTGCCGACGTTTTCTATTCCGCCTTCGGGGTTCGAGACGTGAAACTCAAGCGTTGGGAACTTGCTCTGATATTTATTGCGCTCAAGGATATGACTCTCGACGACATTATCGATACCGTCGCTTGTTTGAGCGGAGGCTGGAACAAGCTGCATGAGCATTGCTTCAAGAGTTGCATCGATCCACTTGTAGTAGTCAACGAACTTGTCCAAGTCTGGAGTGTTTCCAACTCTCTCGAAAAAGAACTGTCGCAAGTATTTGATATCTTTGTATTCTTGGCGATATCTGTTCTTTGGCTCTCCGATTAAGTTATTGAAGTCAACGATTGATCCGAAGTAATTGATTATCTCATCGGAGATGACTTGGTACATGCTCTTCTCGAAAGCATAGTAAGTCTTCGTGGGACGAGTCTCTCTTGTGAACACCTCTGTCTCTTCTTGAGAGAGGACGCGAATGTTGTCGTCTCCGAATACCATCTCGGGAAGCCGCTGGGTTGCTGCGTAGAGATATTGATTCTCGACAGAACCTGTTGCGTTGGCGGGGAAAGAGTCTCCTCGTCCAGTGTGTTGATATTTAAGGACTTTTCCAAGCCAGCCGTATCGTGAAGTCTCTGCGATTGAGCCAGAGGTTATATCTTGGACATCGAATCTGCCAGATGCGTCTGAAGTCGTGACTGTATCGAAGTCCCAGGCAAGAGCGAGAGATTCAAGTTCAGGAACTTCGACGTTCTCCAAGTCTGTTTCGAGAAGGAATGCGCTGCGGTTTGGACGGGGGTGTCCGAAGTTTCCAGGATCGATTGCGTGGTTCTGAATTGCCTCGTTGTCGAGATAGTCCATCCAGAATCTTGCAGAGGTTGCTTTGACATCTGTTTGGTGTATCACAGAGCCCGTGAAGTTGGTGTAGTGGGCTCCCACATAAATGCGCTTGGGTGCGATAAGGAAGTTTTCTGCATCCTGCTTAGGGACGCTGCCAGTGAGGCTAAATTCGTTTATTTTGCGGTCAGCGATATAATTAACGCCATAGAACTCAACCACATAGTTGTTGTCGAGGGCTCCGCTTGCGAAGGAGTGTGGATATCCATGTGGCTTGAGTCTGACAGCGAAGTTCCACTTTGAACTCTCGTAAGTGTTCATGAAGTAGCCTGATGTTATCTCTGGGATGGGGAAGGGTGCAGAAGATGAAAGCATGAACTTGACATCTTTTGAATAAATCTTGTCCCTTATTGCGAAGACTTGGAAGTTGGCAGGATCCGTTGCTGCCCAAGTCATATCTGTTTCAGTTGGACTTGTCGCTTGTGCTGTGTGGATTCCAAACAGAGAGGCTGTTAGAAATGGAAACTCTTGTGATGCGGCGTTTTCTTCTCGCTTGTCAATTTTCTCTGGGAAGACAAATTCTGCTTCCATTGTGATGGGAAAGCTGTCCTCCAGAGTCAATCCGGCAGTGGATGAACCTGAGATGAAGGAGACGCTGTTTAAATTAGAGGCGTCAGCATATTGATAGACGGTTCCGGCGAACCTGTCCGTGTGATTAAAGTTGACGGCTTTTGTCTTATGGGAGCCTGCTCGTCTTTTTGTGTCGAACCTGTAAGTGCTATTGTCGGCATAAGCGTTGATTCGAATGAGATCGTCGCCGACTCCGAAGCAACGGATTAGATTTCTAAACGCCTTCTCAGTTCCCTTAGCCTTGTAGATATCGGCTAAGTTATTGTAAATATTGGAGTAAATCAGATTCTTGACATCGTGGACATCTTGCTCGAATTCCTGTGTCTCGTTGCGATTGGCATAGTATTCAAGAATGTCAATGTTGGAGAATAATTCTGGGGCGTCCATACCATGTGAGCGGAGAGCAGTCTGGGCATATGGGTATGGCTTGAAGAGCGTTCCCTGTGCGCTGCTGCTGACATATGATGCTACATTGAATTTTGACAACTCTCCAATTAATAAATCGAGGTTGTCGAAGTAGCTGCCCATAACCTGAGTGAGCTTCTTTAAGTCTCCGTTGTCTCCATTTCCTTCGTCCTCGTCGATAATCCAAGATGGCATCGTGTAGAAGAGGGAAGAGTTGTTCTCGTAGTCCCATACGGAACCAGAAAGAGTCAACTCAGTGTTTAGAGTTCCAATATCGGGATGGTTGGAGTGAATGATTGGATCGAGATCTTCCGTTCCTGCAGATGCCGAGTTGATCGCAGATCCTGTGTTTCGAGCAGATGAGCCGGGGTAGCCTGTCCAAGTTCCGTTTGTGATCCGTCCAGAGTAATCAAGGACTGAACTGTCTGTTGAATCAACTCCGGTGATGCCTTCGTTAAACTTATAGTAGACGCCCAAGTCGAGATTTGCAAAGTCAGTATTTGTTCCTCCGCCGAGATTCGATGTGAACCAATATCTTCCGACTTCCTTTGAGGATCGTTTTGTTTTCCAAAATCTGAACTCATCGATGGAGCCGGAAAGCTTACCCCAACCTTCTTCGATTGAAGCGCCGGTATAGACATTACCTGATGGGGCGGAAGTAAGTGCGCCGATATTCGCTTCGATTGGATTTCGGATTTCTCCGATATCTGTTCCCGTCGTCATGGTGTCGTTTAAAACACCGTCCTGGTAAAGCTTCGTAACGATTGTGCTTCCGCTATTGGCAAAGCTGAATGCACAGTGCTTCCAGCTTGAGAGCGTGCTGTGATCAAGTCCTGAACCGATTGACTGCTGAGAGTATCCGTCCGTTCCTGACATTACAGTAACGAGGAAAGGGGAACCAGCGGTTGAACCGGTTAGCTCAATTGTGAGGCGTCCATATTCGGCGCTTGAGGAAAGCTGTCCATTCCAGAGATCGAAGACAACCTGCTTCTCAGTGAGTGCTGCGGAAAGAGAGCCGGTTTGAAGCCAGAACTCAACAGTTACACCTTGCGCAAGATTGGTTTGAAGATTAGACTCTCTCGTTGCGGTGACTGCGCCTTCTGAGCCTGTAACTGAGTCGTCCCAAGTATTTGATTTTGAATCGAAGACATTCTTGAGGGATGCATTTGCGATTGAAGAGCCGTAGAAAGAGTTTGGACCGCCCTTGAGATTGATATATTCATAATCTGCAGAAGCGGGGGCTCCGTAGCCGCCTTCCTGTGCGCTGGAGAGCGTTCCCCAGTTGTCGCTGGAGATGATTCCGTATCCTGTTGATTTCGGATATCGATTGTCATAGATGTAAGTATCTAAAAGTGTTGACTTATTTCTCCACTCAAGTTGTTCCTTGAGAGAGCCATCGTAGGGATACTCATTGTATATCCACTTGAGAGATTGATTGTAGTATTCCTGAGCAGAGCCATACTTGGCAAAGTTCTCCGGCTTGCCAAAATCGACATGTGGCTCAATTCGATTCTGATCCTTGATATACTCTGAGATATATCCTGCGGACTCAACATCTAAATCAGAAAGGCTGGACGATGCAATTATTTGATGACTTCTTTCGAAGAGATCTTTCGTGGACATGTTATTCCTCTACTCTGAACTTAAACAAGTCTGGATATTCATTCCAAGTTCCAACTACGGCGTCATAAAATGCGAACTTAATTCCATATGCGTATCCTGCTTGAAGCATTGAGATGTCCAGATCAAAGTAGCTGCCACTGGAGTCAAAGGATAGCTGGGTATGTAACTCGCTGCCTGTTCCAAACGGAATTGCGCTAAAGTTATCAGTGAGTCTAACTATCTTAAAGGATCCGCTTTCAACAATTTGAACAGCAGGGGCAGCGACGGCTTTCGTGTAGATGGTTGGGTTCCAGTCTTTTTGTCGCGTGAAGAGTCGGAACTGTGCGGTTTCATTGCGATAATAGACATCTCGGAGATTCGTGACGTTCATGACATGCTTCGAATATGGGTTGTGAGAGCCCGCTGAAAGTGTCTTGGGTTTAATCGCGGAGCCAGTGAAGTATTCGGTAGTAGCACCGTGCCATACATCAAACAAGTGAGACAGAGGAGTAGATGCGCCCGTGATTGCGAATGAGCAGGAGTAAATTCCGGTGGAGACATATCCGCCTGTGGCGTTAGTGTCCAAGTCGGCTACAACCCCTCCCCCTGCTGCGAGCAAGAGCTTGGAGCCAGAGGGTGCGGTGTTATTGGTTGAGCCACTGTAAACGGAGACGAGGATCTCGCCTGTTCCAATTGAAGGAATGTTTGTGAGTCTCCCTCGAACATGGTTGTAAAGGTAAAGTGTATTGAGGTTGTCTACTGCTGGAGCGAGAGAACTGCTGTAGTAGAAGTTGCCTCTGTCGTCCTTTGTTGCCGAGTTCCAGCGGGCTTCGAGAACTGGGCGCTTGAAGAAGTATTCGGAGTCTCGGGCAGAGAACATCTTAGTATATGAAGATGAGAAGGCTGATTCATTCTCCAATTTGATTCCGACGCCATAAGTATCTTGTCCGCCTCCTGCGTCGCCTTTAATCCATTGCTCAACAAGTTCTGAAATGTCAAGCTCAATGTCTTCAGTTCCATTTACAAAGGGAGCGGTATATGTGGGGGTGGCGTGATAATCACCGCCGGCTGCAGTCCAATTAGTAATTCCGCCGGATGAGCTTGCTGCAGAAGTCCAGTTGGCGTATCCTGTGTCGGTGTAGCCCTCCATGTCCAGTCCAGTTCCCTCGTCCCAAGAACGAGAGATTGCGGAGATAGTCATGTTATAATTGCGAGGGAGTGTGCCTGGATGGACGACGTTGAATACTCGGAGATACCAATTGACGGAACCGCTGGCTGGAATAAGCCCAGCAGAGCGATCAGAGGCGATGTCTGAAGAAATTGGGAAGTCGATAAGGACACGAGAAAGCTCGCTGGAGGTTGCCGTCTCTTGTCCATAGATATGGAAGATTGCAAGGGAATCAGCTAAGCCCATGTTGGAGGAGGTGGCGCGAGTCGTTAAGTTTGTCTTGTATGCGTTAGTTATTGTTGTATCAGCGTTTGCTGTATATCTCTTGATTCCCATTATTTAATCGTCCCTTGAATATCTGCACTGGGGAACTTCACTTCAAAAATGACATTCTTTGGCGCTCTGATAAATCTGCCGTCAGGAGTTGTTTCATTCTTGACATTAAAGTTGACAGAAGAATATCCCGCCCCTGTCTTTTGAAATACTTTTACAGATATCGTATCGACGATACCTGGCGTGGCGTTGATGAGAGAATATATTTCAGTGATACTGAAGGGTTCGCCTATGTCAAGCTTCGTAGAAAAGAAGTCAGTCATTCTCTCCATCACGGAGTCAAATACCACACTCTTATTCTCTCCGTAGGATGCAAGGGCGGAGAACTTTACGCCCAAGTTAACAACCTTGGCATCAAGAATGTCAACTGAATCGTTTATCATCCTCTTTGTGTTGAGCCAAGTCTTGATATTTTCTTTCAATGTCAAGTTTGTTTGTTCAAGAAATCCATTTGGAGATTCATTTATAACATAGATATTGATATTTCTCAAGTTAGAGTCAACGTCCTGAATGACAGAGCATTTCTGAACTCCGCCGAACTTAGGAGGCATTGAGAGAACGAGAGTTTTGAAGTCCTCGGCAGTAACTGCTCTATTCTGAGAAGCATGCGCTCCAGATATCAAGTATTTAAGATCTTCGAGACTTGGAGTGGCAGCCTCTCCCTGAATTGGAAATTCATTACTCACCTCAAGAGAGCTTTGGACTGACAGCATCTTAGATGAATTAAGGGACACTCTGTTTGCGAATTCAAAAGAAGAGTTTATGACAGCATCGACAGTGCCTGCCGCTGCATTGGAGTTTTCTGAAGTGTTCTCTCGATATTTCACTGTCAAGCTTGTGTTCGCTGGAGCTATGCCGAATTTATCTCCCTTTATCAGGATAGTCGGATCCATTGCCATGTCTGTCACATATGTCTTGGAATGCAAATCAAGAACAACGTCGCGAGTATTTACTAAGCTCGGGGCGCTCAATTGAGAGTCTGAGCCGTAGCCGAAAGTAATATTTGTTTGAGACAAATCTCTTCTGATAATATATCGCCTTGGGACAATAAACGGCTTCATGATTGTCGGGGCTTGAACTCTCGTAGTTGAGTCGGTATTATAAACTGGAACATATATCGTATTCTGAGATAAATGATCTACTTCGTAATATTGTCTTCCCTCTGAATCCATCACAGAAACAACTTCCGTCACAGTATTGGATGGGATTGATAATGTTCTGAATTTGACGAAGTTTGAAATTTCAAATATCTTTATTCTCAATTCTCCGGAAATAACTTGTCCGGTTGTCTTGATTGCATAATCTATTGGAACTCCAGTTGTCGCATTTGTAGTTGCGACGACGACTTCGTTTGTAGGATCGGCAAAATCAACATCTTCAAGAAGAGTGAAGGCAGAAGAAGCTCCGCCAGAGAAAGAGGAGCCAGCTTTGAGCTTAGGGGCATACAACAAGTCAGGACCGGTTGCAGAGGTGTTGGCAGGGACAATAATGTAGAGAGACACGTCTCCAAAAGTGGAACGAGCACCTTGATATCGATATCCAACTGTCTGTCCGTGCTTTAGGACATTCTCATATTCAATCGCCGTAGCAAGAAAGCTCTCATTTGCCTGATAGTCTAAGTAGAAAGATAGAATATCGCCGATATAAGAAACGGCGTCCATCATTAGAGATCCAAATCCGGCGTCGGAGAAGTCGCGGTAAGTATCTGGGTAATATCTCTTTGCGTGCTCTACCAATTCAGACTTGATTGTCTCAAAGTCTCTGCTTAGATAATTTATTTTGACATTTTCTTGTTTTCTCGCCACGAAAAGGGATCCCCTATTTGATAATAAATATGTGAAAAACTAAATTTTAAGATTTAATTCGTCGGAAATGAACGATGAAGGTATGCTATACTTTATTTGCAAGTTGACATAGTTTGAAGTCGATGAGGTTTCTAACTCAGACATGTTGATGCCAACTTGCTCAGAATTAAATTGTATTGAATTAATTATCATATATGGTAAATACTTTGATACCTGATCTTTTATTTCATCTTCAATTTCATCAAACGTTGCCTGGGTTGCATTTTCGAACAGATATGTCTTGATGCCAACTCCAAAATCAGGAATCATTATTCTTTCTCCGGGATTTGTCATAATCACCATCTTTAGATTCTGTCTCGATAATTGCTTGAACGTCTTGTTCAAAGAATATCCGTCAACCTGATCTATATTTAGTGGCAATTTTGGCGATAATCCCGGCATCTAACACTTCTCCTCTTATAAATAGTTTCAAGCTACATTATCTGTCCCGGCTTTTTCAAGAAACGGATCTGTATATGATATCTTCTTGCTGCCATAGATAGAACTTGCAAATATTTGTAATGTTGAAAGTTTTGTTTTGGCTAACATATCAGCCAAGTTTATACCTGCTTCTGATACCTCTGGGTAAACCGTTGTATCTGATAGAGCGCAATATTCATACAGAGAAAGGGAAGAAATCATGTCTTTTATTGGTAGAATGTCATTAAACAGTACTTGATATTCTCTTGTCTCGATCATCATGTCTCGCAAGTTGGAGTAGATTTCGTTTTCTTTTTCGGCGATCTTGGCTTCTTCTTCAGTGATCTCTGCCTCTCTTTTCTCTTCTGCTTCGCGTATTGGAGTACTGTCTGTTGCAACTATTGTTATAAATATCTCTTGATCATACTTCTCTCGACTAGCTGTATCTCGTAATGGATATGTTATATCAGCGATCCAATCATAATCTATATCGCCGAGGTAATATGCCCTTTTCTTTATATATCGTGATCCTGTTTTATCTGCATTATCTTTATCAGCATCAGATTCTGATTTTTCTTTTAACCACTCCAGTGCTGGTGTAATAGCTACATTTTTGCCCACAGGAATCTCACTAGACATCGTATTCGCAAGGAGGACATCTGGCTTCTCGCCGAACATTCCAAGGCTAACTTTCTTTCCAAAATTATACGGACCATATTCTTTCACTATCGCTTCGATTTCCGAGGAAACGGGATCGACAGAGACTTCCAGGTTCTCTCCAGAGCACTCTACTGAAATTACTGGCAAGTCTACAATATTTAAATTTGTCCCATCTTGCTCAAGCTTGACATATGATAGGCTGTAACTATATATTGTTTCACTTTTTCCTTCTGTCTTGTCTCGCTTGAAAACAAAGCTTTCCCCACCTGTTCCAAATGACAGAATGGTGTCCTTACTATAAACTTCATCTAAGTCATCAATTTCTCCGAATATTACTTTAATCAAGAATCCATCCCAAGTGGAAGAATCCCATTTTAATTTTAAATTATCGATTATCGGTTGTCTTAGATTCTCAATTTCTTCTGAGAACATTCTCTTCAGAGCATCCTTTTCAGTAGCTGGTATCTCGACATTTCCGCCTCCGGAATTCAATATTTCATAATACTTCAAGGCATTGGATTTGATATCGCTAAACAAACTTCCCTCAATGTTGTCGAAACTGTTCTCATATTCCTTCATTTCTGTTTTGAATATTTTATAAAGAGAGGATGCGAATAAGTCATTTTCCATAAATGCAATGTCAAATCCATTAAGAACTTGGATAGATGCAAGAGCACGCTCAACAATAAACAGTCGGACAAGCATTCTTACCCCAGTAATTGCATTTGCACGCCTGATGGTGCTTATTGTATCGCAATACTCTCCGCTTAAAGACTTGGAAATAAGAAATGATGAGAAGTCGCTGGAGAAATCAATAAGAGAGGAATAATCTAAAATATCATTTTTGGGATATGTTAAAGATATGGCTTGAATGGGAGAATAGGCATTGGTGAAAAGAGATGAATATTTCCCGCTGGCGATGTGAGTTGCAAATTGTTCTAAAATACCTTCTCTTATATTACGTCCGGCAATCAGTTCCGCCCATTCGTACAAAACCTCTTCATTGGAGTCCGCCCCATAGGTTATCTCTGGATTTACTACATCCGTAAGTGTGTCAAGCGATAAATTAGAATATTTATACTCCTGCGTATTCAATCTTCCGGTTGAAACTTGTCTTCCGATAAAGGAAGCGTTGTTGCTTATATAATAATCCTCGGATGTTTGTCTAAGAGATAAAGGTTTTGTTTCCGTGCCATAGGCGTTTACCTCTACTTCAACAAGGTTATTATACCAAGCAGTATCTCGTACAATATCTGCTGGCTCTTCTCCTAAATAAGTTTTAACAATCACAGTCACGTTGATACCATCATAGCTAACCGTGAGATCAAATATTTGGTTGTCTTGACCTTTGAAGACTTCTCCCCAATATGGATTAGTGGATGGGCTGTCCACATCGCCGCCTTCTTGGTAGGTATCCATTTCTTTCATTAACAAATATGCATATGCTCGTGCTCCTGAAATTCCATTGGTGGCATCAAATGTTCCGACTTGATCGCCCGTGTGCCCGAGGCTTCTGCTGCCGCCTATGCTTTTTGCAAAGGGGCTCTTAAACCGCTCATTCCCAAATGTGTGGGTAGAAGATGCAACATATGGTTCTAAATCCTTGACAAGTTTCTCAAAAAGTGCGTCGTCTTTTTCCTCGCCGCCATAGGGATTTTTGGTTGAGCCCTCTTTGGCAATGCCGGTTATATCAATGTCGCTTCCAAAGGCATACGGACCAAGTGTGTACGCATTATACTCTGCTGTTGGAACAGTCTCCTTGGATTCGGGGGTGTATCCAAGTCTATATCTGCCACTATTGCTATTAACAATGATAGAGTCGAATGGTTCCATCGGAGAGTTATCGTTAAAGAGACTTGTCCAGATCTTAGGATATTCAGAAGACTCGATACTAAAATTAGTTATTACAGAATCAAAAGAAGCTCTGGATATCAAGTTATTTAGTTCTTCTATTACAGGAGGCGTTTCTGGTATTAGTCCACCCTCGCCAAAGATATTCGGAAATGAAGGAGCGAGCCTGCCAGCTTTATACATCTCCAGCGTTTCTGATGCAGCTAAAATTCTATTCTTCTTTCTTTGCTTTTCTTTATTTAGAATCTCCTCGACTTCTTCCGAACTAAGGCTTGAGTCCTTCTCTTGTAATAAAGTTTCTCGAAGGATTTTCTGATTAGAGCCGTCTCCAATATCGCAAATATTTGATGAAATGGAATTCTGCTCATCAATTTTTTGTGTTAAGAACTTGGGCTGGACCATATTTCCAATCCCGGACATGATGTCTACAAAGTCTTCTTTTGATTGGAAAATATTACTTCCATTACGAGTCACACACTTATAACAAACTTCTACAACTTCGTCGGTGGCTGTGCCTTTCAATACTGCCTGTGACTCTGTTTCTGATAAAACCGCTTCCATATCATCGACGGCAGTGGATATCTCCGACATGAGACTTACAAGAAATTCTGGTGATATGAATTTCTCTTCTATTTCGCCTGTTTCTGGATTTGGTATCCTAACTGCGATTCCAGTCTCAGAGTATGCGGAACTCAAAGAACCTTCCATTTTAGCAACAGTGTTTCCGATAACGCCGAGGAAGCCCTTGCCGCCAGCAGACGTTAATGCTGCGGACCATGTGTCTGGATTAGACAAGTCATCAATGTTGATTCCGAGAGTTTGTGAAAACCAACTTTTAAATCCTTCTGAGATTCTTGAAAATCCATCGGGATATGAAAAGAGAAGTTCGCATAGTCCTTCAAGTATCCCAAGAATCAGAGATGTCAAAGAACTTATTAAAGTATTATAGAGAGATACGAGGGCGGCGTCCATTGATTCTGCGAGCCAGTCCGTCGTTGGAAAGTTGGATGGAATATTGATTCCCTGAAAGGCAGGCAGTCCTATTTTCCATCCAATATCCGGGGTGCCGTCGCATTTCTTTACATCGCAGTTGCCATCAGATAATCCGGTAACGCTCTGCACTCTTAGAACCTTCTCTAAATCAGGATCGTTAAGAGCCCATTCTCCGAATTCTGATATCGAGTTTTCCAAAAGACATTGAATCGTTTCTTCTAATACGCATCCGAGATCAACCTTCGCCATCACATCGTTGTAGATTATCCCTACTGCCTCTTGTCCTTTAAACCCAAATTCTCCGCCGTCTGAGGTGACACTGTGTTTCACTCCCCTTAGTCGTCGCCTAAGCTTCTCGACTCCTCCAGTAGACAACTTCATGTTTCCAACAAATTCTGAAGTCTCCCTTGTTGTTTTTGCCACTTCTCTTCTTATTTGAGAATTCCACAACTCTTTATCTTCCTTTGCCTTCTCTTCATCTGTTTTACAGAGATCAATATCTAAGTCCAATGTGAGGAGCTTGGCAATATTTGCGAAAGAAAATAGATTTCCATTTTCATCATATTTGTCTAAACCATCCAATGAGGATTGTTTTGTTTCAATTACTGGAGTGGGGAGAGTATGCTTTGATAGAAAATCAAATACACTAAAGCTTGCTTCATTTTTTAACTGTAGCCCTTCAATTATCGAGTTCAATCTCGTAAGATAATTTATACTTGTGATATGATTTAATTCCGAAGATTGAAGAAAGCAATCATAGCCTATTGTGTATTGCTCTTCATCGACAAGCGCAAAGACAGCATTGTAGTCAAATGTAAATCCGATTTCCAATGTTCTATCAACCTCATTTGGCTGAACACATTCTGGATCCAGCGGAGTTTGCGGTGCTATGTTATTCAAATCTATATATCTCCGGATGGCGCGTCCTGCTGCTCTTAGTCGTTTTACTTCGCGAGGTATGTTGACATTTGAAATGAATTTATCAGACTTTATCAACTTTGGAATGAGAGATTCTATTCCAGAAGCAGCAGTCTCTATTTGTTGGGTGACAGTGGCGACATCAACAAATGCAGATAGATACCCTTCCGCAGGCTTGTTGACATTGCAAGAAGAGGGATCGTCGCTTATTAGTTCGAACTCATTCTTTGGAACTGAAACCAACACTCTCATGCGAACACAAGGGCGCAAAGACACATAATATTCTTTCGCAAGAGAAGTTCCGGACAGATCATATACAGCCGTTGTATCTTTTCCATAGAATCTCAGTAGCTTAAAAACTCCATCAAGAACTGCTTCTGATAATCTCTTATCCTTTTCATTTCCGGGAGTTTCATATTCGCTTTCAATAACAATGTATAGACTATGATCGTCTTCGAAGGGAAAACACTCGTTTCCCAGTCTCCAATCTTCTGAGTAGCTCATTTAATTCACCTTATTGTATCTGCTGCAAATATACTTATTTGATGCTGAGTTTAGATATTTTGTCTTCCAAATAATATTCGTGTTTATTCTGTGTTTGAAATTATCAACCATACCTTCCATGGCATCAGTCGTGGCGTTAATACCGGCAGGGATAAGCGAGAGTGCTGGAATCGTAGCTACAGGTAGCGGACCTGCCATTCCTTGATGCGTGTGGGACACCACTTTTAAATTAAACTGTAACTGATCTTTTAAGTGATTTAACACAACTGAACTAAGTTCGGCAAGACGAGCTTCTAACTCGGAGAGAGCTTCTACAAGATTCTCTCCTTTTACGATTGACTGGATGTCAGTCTCATCATTGCACGCTATCAATTCGATTCCATTAAAAGAGGCAGATCCATCTTTTGAGTTTTTGTTCTCAGTCCTCGTTACGAGCTTAATACCATCTCGCCCGATAACTCTGATTGAATCTGCTTTTATGCCGATGCCGGATCTCGCAAGGGGATTCCCCATCGCTCCTGCAGCGAGATTGAAGTTCTTATCAATGTCTGTCTTTTGACTTATGTGAATTCTTGCTCCGTCTGCTACGAAATTTGGATCATAGTTTAGAGAACCTTTTGGCGAAGCTCCTCCTCTGCCGACGACAATATCGATAGAACTTGCCTGGGTGTGCCCCATACCACCGTAGCCAGATGCTCTGGATGTCGGTCTATCTCTGCCGAGAACAATAGATGAGTTTCCGGCTGATATTACCTTTTCATTTTGAGATCTAATATATTTTGGAAGAGACTCCAGAAGTGTATTTCCGAAAACGCCGGATGTACCGCCACCACTTGAATATGTTCCATCAGATTCAGCGATTGAGGCAATCAAGGGTGGGAGATTCTTGTTATCGAATGATTCTTTAGTATTGCTCATGATAGTAAATAGTTAGTTTTGTTAAACTGAAGGGCCTCTTTTGTCCCAGCCTGGATCATCACGATCAAATTTGTCTGGAAGGTGCTCGTTGCAGTCGCCTATCCAAGTATTGGTGCGCCCTCTGGTGTCGCTATCGGTATGCTTTTTAAGGTGTGGGCGATATCCTACATCCCACCAATATTTTCTACCCATTGGACTACTCCAACCAATTCCTCCGATGCTTGGAACCGTGCCGCACGCATGATATCTTGGAATTACCGAAAACATGCCCAATTCAGCCGATGCCCAGTCTGGCTTTTCTTGCCCAGGCCATGAGCCTCTATATTCCCAATGCCAGCGTTCACGTGGAACAGTTCGCACAAAACCAAATCTGTAGGCATTCTTAACCATCCACTCATATGCTCCTTTGTCTCCATGAACATTAAAATCAACAGCTATGCCTGACTGGTGTTTGGATCTGCCCGCTTTTGCTGTGGGAGGTTGTTTTTTTATTAGGAATTTCTTGTAGAGTTCAGCCTGCTTTGCGTATGTCCGGAATCCCGAAGTGACTCGTAGCGTTACTTTATCAGCCTTTGCAGCAGCTATCATTGATTTCACATAAACGGCAACTGGTTTTGCCACTCTTTTAGCACCGTATGGTCCATGAAATATAACAAATTCATATATGTAGCCAGGTTGTTTTACCCCTCTGATCCACACTTCCTCTCTTTGGCGAATAATTTCTCCTTCAGCTATATGAGAAAACTCCCCGCCGGCAGATGGACCAGTGCCTCCCTGTCCGTTGTCACAAGTGACAACGATTGGAGTCTTTAAAGCCTGCGATTCCGGTGAGTCAGTTG